TGTGGTGGGGGTGTGGTGGTGGGGTGGGGTTTTGTTTGTGGTGTGGGGGGGGGGGGGGTGGGGATTGTGGTTTGGTGTGGGGGTGAGGTTTTTGTCGCTTTTTTCGGGTGTTGGCGGGTTTGATTTGGGGTTGGAGGCTGCCGGGTGGGGGTGTGTGGGGCAGGTTGAGTGGGATGTGAGATGTCAGGGTGTGTTGGCGCGAAGGTGGCCTGACGTTCCTAGGTGGGGGGATGTGTCGGAGGTGTCGGGGTTTGAGGTGCCTCAAGCTGATGTGGTGGTGGGTGGGTTTCCTTGTCAGGATGTTTCTGCGGCCGGCCGGAGGGCAGGGATGCTGACGGAAGGCACCCGATCAAACTTGTACACACAGATCGTTCGGATCGTGAAGGAGATGAGAGATGCATCAGGAGGAACTTCCCCTCGATGGGTTGTGTTCGAGAACGTCAGAGGTCTCCTCACCATCGATGACGGAGAAGGATTCCGTACCCTCGTTCAAGACTTGGCCGACATCGGGGCGGTATTCGTTGAATGGGCAATGCTGGACTCTCAACACTTCGGGCTGCCCCAAAGACGGCAGCGTGTCTTCACCGTCGCTTGTTTCGATCCTCGAACCGCCGAACACTGTCCCTCCCCGCTACTACCTGTCGCCGAGAAGCGCAAAGGGGATTCTCGAAAGGTCACGGCGACGGGGCAGGGATCTACCGGAACTGTTGAAAAACGCCCTAGAAAACGTGGCTTCCAGGCAGACCGAGGAATCGTCGGAGCGCTAACCGCGTTTGAGGGATGGGAACGCCCCGACAACGCCCACGCCGAAGCCGGCCGGCTCATCCCCGTCAACCTTCCACACCTTGACATTCTCGGCAGTATCACCACTGCGTTCAACAGCAAAAACTACAGCAACCTCCAAGAAGTCGGAGCAGGCTCAATCGTCCCCGTTTACACACCGACCGTCTACACACCGACCGGATTCGCGAACTGGATCGAACAAGTCGGCACCCTCAGGGCACGCGACTACAAAGGCGACGCCAACATCGTTGTAGAAACCATCTACACAAAATCGAAACGCGCTCAAACCAGCCAAGACGACGAAACCTGGGTCGAAGGAGAAATCTCCCCCACCCTCAACTGCTTCGACAACGTCGGAGAAGGCCACTCCACCATCCTCAACGTCGAACAAGCCATCGGATTCAACTGGGCCAACGGTGGAGGATACGGAAACGCCCACGACGGCCTCGGCATCACCCCCAACGGAACCGGCCCCCTCACCACCTCCCAAGTGCCCGCAGTCGCCACAGCCAACCAGGTGAGAAGAATCACCCCACTCGAATGCGAACGACTCCAAGGATGGCCTGACAACCACACACTCCTTGACGCCAACGGCAAAACCCAATCCGACACCACCCGATACAAACAAATCGGCAACGGCATATCCGCACCCGTCGCACAATGGATCGCCGAACAAATCAACAACGCAGAAAACCACACACCGCAACAATAAATATCATATGACATAGCGCTTTTTGCGTCCCCGCATCCTCTATCATGTGATACAGCGACAGTTTTCGCCACGTTGCGTCAACATTCCACAAATCAGAGAGAATCACGCCAAATGCGTCTAGACGAACAAGCCAAACAGCGTGTGCTTGCCTACAACCACCAAGGTCTCCACTACACCGAGATCGCCACGCTCGAGAACATGCATCGGAACACGATCTACATGTTTCTCAAGTACAAAGCCCGCCAGCCGATGATCCAACACAAGAAGGGTCGCAAACCGATGACCACACTGCCCGAGTCATGGGCGAAGATGCGGCAGCTTCGTGAGAACGGCGAAACCTACGCTGCGATCGGCGCACGGTTCGGTGTTACCAGGCAGCGTGTACACCAGATCGTCAACCATCCTCGTAACCGTGGGTGATCCGGATCGTGGGGAACGCGATGCGGATGGTGGTTACGCAAATGTCGAAGTTCACTACCCTGATCCAGAATTGATTGCCATGTTCCACAACGAATGGCAACACAAACTCATTGCTTATACGGAGGAGGCCGACCGTGGCTGACTTCCCATCAGACTGGGATGGCGAATCCTACTGCGTCGAATGCCTCGAGCCGGCCTGCCACCAGCGACCCGAAGCGATGGCCGACGACCACCCGGTCATGGAAATGGTGTGCTGTCAGCACGCTCATGGAACATGACAGACTTCGACAATGAACTTTGTTGACTACAAATACGTCGCAACTATCGTCAACGTCGTTGACGGCGACACCATTGATGTCCGTCTAGATCTTGGGTTTCGGATCTTCATCGACCAGCGGGTACGGCTCTACGGTGTCAACACACCAGAACGTGGACAACCTGGCTACAACGAGGCCAAGAAGTTCGTGTCAAAGTACGTCGGTACGAAGGTCGGGATCGTGTCGTACAAAGCTGAGGAGAAGTACGGCCGATGGTTGGCTGCGGTCTACACACCGGATGGCGAGTTGTCGGACATGTTGATCGCCGGCCAGTTCGGTGTCGAATACTTCGGAGGAAAACGTGTGTGAAGAACAATGGAATCCTGAGCAGGCATCCGAATGGTTGAGGGCTGGTATCGCAAATGGTTGGTGCAGCCCTGTCTACTGCGACACCCACGAACATCCCTTCCTGGCTGACAGCGAGTGGACTGCGCGACAAGCCGGTGACGATCCGTGCATTCATTCGGTGCGAGTCTTTGATTCTGCTGAGATGTCGTCTGAGGTGTTGCGTGACATCTGGGACTGAGGTGGTTGGGATGTTCACGTTCAAAGCGCCCGACAAGTTGTTGAATCTGAACGATCGGATGCATTGGGCGAAGCGTGCGAAGATGGTGCGCTGCTGGCGGGAGGCAGCGTTCTTTGCTGCACAGCAGTTGCCTCGAGCGGTACGGCCTGTTTCTGGGCGTGTGCTGATTGAGGTGGTGCTTCCAGTGAAGAACAACAGGCGGCGTGACGCTCACAACTTTGTGGCGACATTGAAGCCGATCATCGATGGGATGGTTGATGCTCGTGTCGTGGACGATGACGATGTGACGCGTGTGATGACGGTGGAGCCGATGTTCCATGTGTCAGAGTTTGTGGTCGTTACGGTGAGCAAGGTTCCGTGATCTGATATGATTGTGATATGCGCAAGGAAAAGAACACCGTCTACGTGTCGATGGCAATCTCCCGTGATGAGAAACAGGTATTGGATGCCGCCGTTCGGCGTGCCGGCATCAATCGCAATCGATTCCTCCGTAATTTCATCGCATCCCTCAGCGAGGGGCAGGACTGAGAATGCCGAGCAAGACCCCAGGTCCGAAGAGTGAGCATCGAGTTGCGTCCTACAACAAGGGATGCCGCTGTGAGACATGCTGTCGTGCGAAGCGTGACGCGATCAGGTTGATTCGTCAGGGTCGCCGTGAACGACAGGATCTTCCTCTCGTGTGGGAATGTCCGTACTGTTCGTTCAAGTTCGCGACGAAGCGTGGCATGACTGTCCACAAGACATTCATCCACGAGTGACGCTGCCCAACGTGTAGACCGCCGGTTAGATTCGGCGCGTGGACCGGTCCCGTGTTATCTCCGCTTGGCTACCGATGTCGTTGGTAACTCGACTGGATGAGGCTGCTGGCCGGCTGGGTGTCAGCAGAAACTCATTCATCCGGTTGAGTCTTCTCGCTGCGCTGTCGGGTGACGTTGATGATTCTTTCGTTGATGACTGCTCTGACGGTGGCGTCTTGTAGCAGCCAGCGCATTGCTGCACCCCATGATTTGTCGGGGAAGCATTCGACCAGGCTCATTGCTGCGACGTAGTCGGATGCGGTCAGGCGGAAGGCGACGGTCTTCGTGAGCGGCTCTTTGTTGGCGTAGACCTCGAATCCGTTTTCGGTTTCTCTGAGGCTCATACCGGGCGGCAGTTTGATGTTGGGTGTCATGCTCACCGCAGCATCATAGCATCCTGCAAACATGCCGCAAACATGCCCTAAAAGTGGAGTAGCGACACGGTGAGGGTTGCGGAGGGTCCACCGTGTCGCTACTCTGGCGGTCGGACAACACGCCACGGTCGATCATAGCTCGTGGCATCGGTGAAAGGAAACCATGAGCGTTGAGTCGATCTCCTGGGCGTTGCGGGTCCAAGATCTTTCGCCGACTGACAAGTTGGTGTTGATTGGCATCGCCAACCATGATGGTGATGGCGGGTCGTGGCCGTCGATTGCGACGCTTGCGATGTATGCGGGTGTGTCGGAGCGGACGGTGCAACGGTCGATCGTGGCGTTGGAGACCCGCCGGCTCATTGATGTGCAGACGAATGCTGGTGGGACGATGCACACAAGGAACGATCGCCGGCCGAACTATTACACCATCAATCGTCCTCGTCACGGGGTGACATCTACGACACCCCGCTCCGATAACGGGGTGACACCGGTGACGCCACGGGGTGACACAGCTATGTCACCCGAACCGTCCTTGAACCATCCAGAAAACACTCTTGCTCAACTGTCGTTGAGCGTGCCCCCTGCTGATGCGTTCGATGAGTTCTGGAAGGTCTGGCCGAAACGTGTCGGCAAGGGTGCTGCACGACGCTCGTGGGAGCGTGCGTTGAAACGAGCCACGGTGGCACAGATCATGGAAGGCGCTCGAGACATGGCTGCACAGTGGGCGATCCTGTCCGACGAGGACAAGAAGTACGTTCCATATCCTGAGCGATGGCTGAACAGCGACCGGTGGGCAGACGAACGTCCAGAACAGCCGGCGCTGCCCGAGGTGCGTACCGTGCGCTTCGATCCTGACTGCGTGGAGTGCGCAGGATCTGGCTGGAAGACAGTCGACTACGAACGCAACCTACTTGACCGTTGCGATTGCGGTGATCGCGATGAATGACGCCTACCGCAACGATCTGAGACTTCTCGTCGGTCTTGTATGGATGGTGGTTGACGAATACGAACGTGACCGCAGCCTTCGCCGGCGCACCGTCCTGGCATATGAGCGTATGAAACGCACCGGACGATGGAATCCTCGCAAACGTACCTGACGGGTCTCACAAGGTTTCCCCACCGGCGGTCTGCTATGTTGTCGGTGTGGAAATAGCCGGCTACAAGGCGTGTGCCACCTGTCAAGAACAGGTGCTTGATTTCGTCGCATGGCAAACCGGTGGCATCTGCTTTGAGTGTTTCGTGAAGGGTGACCTGTCACGGCTCCGCCAGATCGAGGTGGTGCAACGCGCCACACGCCACACGGTGACACTCCCTGGGGCGAACCAGCCTGCAACGCACAAGAAGAAAGCGAAACGGCGCAGCAACAGCAAGAATGTCGTCAGAGCAGACCTTGCGCGCATCCGTGCGCTTCGCCGGCTCGCAACTTTCTTTCCCGATGTGTTCGCTGTGCTGTACGCAGAGGAGCGCTGGCGTGACGGTCTTCAACCGAAACCGTTGCGTCAGAAAGATGTCCTCAAAAATGCGGTACTGACATACGAACAGTTTGCTGCCTACTATCAAACGTCGAACAGGAGCGGTGATGGCACTTCGTAAGAAACAATTTCGGCCTGCATCTGCCGAAGATTTTTCAACCGCGCCTATCGACCTGACAAATCCGATCGACACACGCTATGTGCGCACCGTGACAGCAATGACACGGAACAAGTCGGCTCGAGGCTGGCAGTGGTATCGCGACATCGGCGAAATCCACTACGGCATCTCCCGCAACGCCAAAGTCGCTGGCTACACCAACCTTCGTGTGGTCCGCCGCAACCAGGACGGATCATCCGGCGAGGAAATCAAGGGTGGTGTGGAGAACGAGATCCTTCAGATGCTTCAGTCGCCGTACGGTGGCACTCGAGGGTTCATCGAACGCTTCTTTACCCTGATGAAGATCCCAGGCGACGCCTATCTGATCAGGTGCCGTGACGAAGACGGCGACCCTGAGGGCTACGACTGGCTATCCGCTGACGAGATCGAACGCACCAGCCTCGGCGAATCCGGCGTCGGTGTCGATCGTGACCCAGTGTTCACACCGACCCAGACGTTCAACCGGATGCTTCTTCCTGCACAGGAAGGCAACGGTCAGATGCTCACCGTTCCGGTGCAGGCACGAGACTTCATCGGGCGAGTGTGGCGACCTGCCGGCCAATTTGTTGCGATGGCAGACTCACCGATGCGTTCGCTGGACGTCACCTGCGAACTGCTCTACCTGCTCACGCTCAACATTCGAGCCAAGCTGCTGTCACGGTTCGCGTTGAACGGCATTTTCTTCGTGCCATCGGAAATCTCCACCATCCGCACCGGTCAACCCACCGGCAAAGCAAACGAACAGTTCCACGACAACAAGGTGCTTGACCGGCTGATCTCGGCAGCAACATGGGCTGTCGCAAACCATGAGCAGCCCGAATCTGCAGTACCGATCTTCATGACCGGTCCCGGCCAGTACGCCGACATGATCAAGCACATCACGTACGACCGTCAGATCTACGAGGTCGACATGAAATTGCGTGCCGAACTCATCGACCGTGTGCTAGCCGGCCTGGATAACCAGCCGTCATCGGTACAGGGATCTGCCAACTCAAACCATTGGTCTGCATGGTCGGCAAGTGACGAAGAACGACGAGTCAACATCGTGCCCGATATCGAAACAATGTGTTGGGCGTTGACTCGTCTGGTGTTGTGGCGTGAGATGCAGGACCGTGGCATGAAGCCAGGGAAGATCACGAACTGCATGATCTGGTATGACATGTCGGATGCTGCAGCAAAGACGAACCTTGCTGAGGATTCCCGTCAGATGCGTGACCGCCTGCTGATCTCCGACGATGCGGCCCGCCGGCTTTCCGGTATCTCCAAGACCGATGCACCGTCGGACGAGGAGTATGTGCGCATGGTTGGCATCAAAACCGACGACCCGTATCTTGCCACCTACGGTCTTGACATTCAAAACAAGATTGACTGGGCAAAGGTCGGGTCGAAGAAGCCTGGTCCGTCGGCAACTTCGCCTGCAGACGAACCTCGAGTTGGTCCCGGTGTTGGGGATCCGGGTTCACCGAACGACATCAAATCTGACACGCCGCGACGTATGAGACCGGCCTGACGGGAGCATCATGATCACCACCTTTGGCAAAATGCCCGACGAAATGCCCGACGGTTTCTTGACCGCCGTCAACTTTCCTGTCCTTGCGATGTTGGACAAGAAGACAGGCGACGGTCGACTTCTCCAGTCGTCCGGTGCAGCAACGCGTGACCTGCCATTGCCGATCCTCGGCCAGTTCAAACTGTCCGCCGGTGGACACGACGGCGCAGATGTCACCGGTGCTCTCTTTGAGGTGACCGTCGATCCTGACAAGGGTGTGATGTCGGGCCGTGGCTATCTTCTGGACGACGAATACGGTCGCCGGCACGCACGGCTCATCAAAACCAAGGCAATGCGTGGGAACTCTGTTGATCTCGCCGACGTCGAAGCGTCCTTCGAGTACGACGAACATTCCGACAGCAGGATTGTCAAGTTCTCCAAGTATCGGCTCGCTGCCACCACTGGTGTGGCAAAGCCGGCGTTCGCTGAGGCGTACGCAGAACTGTCCGACGAAGAGGTGATGGCGTCGCTGGGTGACGAAGAGTTGGTGTGCGAACCCGAAGAATGGTCGGTGTCAATCATCCTTCCCGACGACGAAGAAGAAATCGTCGCCTCAGCGTCGGCGGTACAGGACTTCGACTCGTTCTACATCCCTGAGGCCGACAAGCCGCAGAAGATCATCGTGGATGCCGACAACAAGGTGTACGGCCATCTCGGTCTGTGGGAATCCTGCCATGACGGCATCGCTGCCCGCTGTGTACGCATTCCCCGTCAGGCAGACAACTACGCATCGTTCAACAAGCCTGGTGTGCTCACCGACCGTGGCATCGTGGAAACCGGCCCCATCTTCGCTTACGGCGGACATCGCCCATCGAACGGCGTAGACAGCCTTGAAGATGCGTACGGTGGTATTGAGAACGCATGGGCTGATGTTCGCATCACCGAAGGCCGTTTCGGGCCGTGGATCTCCGGTATCGTCCGCCCCGGTATCCATGACGACGTCATCTACGCCGCTCGAGCGAGCCGTATCTCTGGGCATTGGGTCGGTGGCAAACTGAAGGCGATCGTGTCGGTCAACGCTGAAGGATTTGACGTTCCCGGTTCGGGTTTCGCAGCTTCCGATTTCCAGTTCGTCACTTCCGACGAAGGTGTCGCCGAACTGGTGGCGTCATTTCCGTCATGCAGCGAAATGGCTGCGAATGTCAGCCTTGTTCCTCCGGTTGGTGCGCAACGCGAAGCCCGTCGAGGGCTGCAGTGGGTTGCTGACGGTCATGCCGGTGACGGTTTGGAACCCGCCACCGTTGCGCGTGCCCGCAGCATGGCAAACGGAGAGGTTCGCTCACCGGAAACTGTGCGTCGGATGCGTGATTTCTTCAACCGGCACCAGTCCGACAAGCAAGCCACCGGCTGGCGTCCAGGTGAAACCGGCTACCCCAGCCCTGGGCGTGTTGCATGGGCGTTGTGGGGCGGTAACACCGGGTGGTCGTGGGCGAAGCGCACCTCTGACCGTCTTGACGCGAATTCGGCTATCGGTGACGAAATGGAAATCAAGGTCATCATCGGTGGCGAAGAAAAAGACGACGACGAAGGTGAGATGGAAGGCGCTTGCCCGAAGGCAACACAGGACATCGCCGTCAATCTTGAGAACCGGCAGGAAGCGATCGACATCGCAACCTACGGGCCGCTGAACCCTGAGGATTCGAACGAAGCGTTCTGGACTGCAAAGGCAGAACGCTGGTCGGTGACCATTGATGAAGTGAAGAAGTCGCTGTGCGGTAACTGCGCAGCATTCATTCAGACACCGGTCATGCTGGACTGCATCAACAAGGGACTTGGTGGTGAAGGCGAAGCAACCGTCGAAGCAGCAGATCTTGGCTACTGCGAAATCTTTGATTTCAAATGTGCCGCTTTACGAACCTGCGACGCATGGATCACCGGCGGACCCATCACAGAAGATTCCGAATCGGAGGACAGCGGAATGCCTGACATGGCTGCACAACCCGACGATGCCACGACCGCAACGACCGAACCGGTCGCAGTTTCGGACGACGTCGCAACCATCCTTGTCCGTCTTATGACAGATGAGTGATGTAGACAAACAGTCGCCTACATCAGGAAACTTCTCTCCGTTCGTACCGCTACACAGGAGGCACCCCGCAATGTCGTGGCCCCAGGTTCCCGAAACCCTCAATACCCTCTCGGCCAGCGATCTTCGCGCTCTCGGTCGCGACATCAAGGCTGCGGCACTGGCAACTCTTGCCAAGACCGATCTGACCGCCGATGAGCGAGCAGAGGTCGCCCAGTTCCTCGCCACCCGTGACGAGGCCATCGCCCTCGCCGCCGACAAGGATGCCGACGCCGCCCGCCGTGCCGCCCTTGAGACCGACGACGCCGACGCCGAACCCAAAGTCGCCGAGGCCGAAGAGGCCACCGAAGACGACGCTGAGGAAGAGGAGCCGGTCGCTGTCGAAGCTGCCACGAAGCAGAAGGTGAAGACCAGTTTCGGTCAGCCGGCCGCAGTCGTGAAGTCGACCGCTCTGGCTCCCATCAGCCACCTCAAGGCCGTCGACGGTGTCGGTGGCAAGCGTGCTGGCGAGTCGTTCGACTCGTGGCGTGAACTTGGCCTCGCCGCCGCCGAGAAGTCCTCGAGCATCCGTGGCAACACCTCAGAACGGTTCGAGGTGGCCCGCATCGTCGCCAACTACCCCGAGGATCGCATCCTCACCGACGACTTCAACTTCAACATGGCAAAGTTCGAGACCGACGAACTCACCGCCGCCCTCTGCGCCCCCGCCGTCCCGTACTACGGGCTGGCCTGCATGAACACCGTCCGCCGGCCTGTGTTCAACAGCCTTCCGCAGTTCCAGGCACCTCGCATGAAGGTGTCGATCATGCCGTCGCCGACGCTGTCGCAGATCACCACCGGCGTGAACGTGTGGACCGCAACCAACGACGCTGACGCCAACGCCACCAAGGACACCTGCCAGACCATCACCTGTGGCTCCCCGACGGAGTACACCATGTACGGCGTATACCGGTGCATCACCATCAAGAACATGCTCGCCATGTCGTACCCCGAGTTGGTGGAGGCATGGCTGAACCGCCTCGCCGCCGCCCACGCCCGCCTCGCCGAGCAGCAGCTCCTCAACGCGATGGGCACCGGTGCCACCATGATCGACGCACCGCTCCTCGGCTACGGCGCAACCACCTCGGTCCTGTCGACCATCCTCAACTACATCGCTCTCTACCAGGAAACCCAGCGTTGGGATATCACCGGCCCGCTTGAGGCATGGTTGCCTCGCTACGCCCTCACCGGCATCAAGATGGACATGTTCCGTCGTCGCACCACCAACGGCACTCCGCAGCGAGTCATCAGCGACGCTGAGGTCGAGGCAATGTTCCGTGACGCCGGTGTGAACGTCCACTTCTTCATCGACACCCCGACCTGGGCGCAGGCTCTTCCCGCTGTCGCCACCGGTAACACGCTGAACCTGCTGCCGCAGGCGATCGACATCCTGATCGCTCCCCCCGGCAAGTTCGCCCTCATGGACCGTGGCGAACTGGCGATCGGTGTGACCGGCAACGGTCTGTACCGTGACAACACGAGCAACAGCAAGAACCAGTTCACGTTCTTCTTCGAGAACTTCGAGGGCATCGTGAACACCACCTCGTGCCCCGCTCACATCCTTCACATCCCCGTCTGCTACACCGGTATCCAGGTGGACGACCAGTTGGTCAACTGCTTGGGCCGTGACGAATACCTCTACCAGTCCTGATCCAACTAGCCACGACTGAGGGGCCGATGGCATTCGTGCCTCGGCCCCTTTGTCGTTAGGAGAGCCTGATGATCCAAATTCTTGTGTTCGACAATCTTGATCCTTGGACTGCGGAACTTCGTCGTGACTCCCGAGGCCGTTTTGCCGGCGGCGGTGGTGGTGGCGGCGGTGGTGGGAGAAGCAGGACGAAGAAGCAGAGTTTCACCGGTGTGCATAGGCAGACCACCAAGGGCATTTCTTCGTCCGGTCAAATCCGTCGAGGTCAAGTTCAGTCTCGTCGGATTGGGTTACCTGGCAAGCGAACGACGACGTATACCTACAAGGTGACCAAGGGTGGGTTTGTTTCACGTAAGGCACCAAGGACGATGGCTGCTGCTTACACACGAAATCCTTACGGTCGTTATCTTCCCAAAGGGTTGGAACGCCGTCTTCGACCTGGTTCGCCGATCGCTGGCAACAAGAACGTGCGCTACATCCAGCGCGGTCATTTTGCTGGTCGCGTGAGTGGATTCGCAGATCCGAAGGGTGTCGGTCGAGCTATGTCGGCTCGTACCGCTCGCGCTTTCGTCAAGAAGGGCAGGCCGTTGAAGCCTGGTTACGTAGTGTCGTACGGTAAGCCGATTCCGACTTCCTCAGGAGGATGACCGATAATGACCACAGGAATGGAATATGTCGCACGCATTCCGCTGCCGGGGGCGCAGCCGCGCCGTCTTCTTGATGTGATTGGTCGCATCCCTGGTACGGACACTGTCGATGGGCAGGCTGCTGGCAACGACATGCGCTGGCTGAACGGCGTCAAGTTTGAGCCGTGGCCGTGCCGCAAGTTGCAAGCTGTTGCTGCCGCCGACTGTTCGGCAGAGACACTCGCCGCAATCACTGCGGTCTGTGAGCCGACGATCACCCAAAAGGTGTTCCAGATCATCGACGCAATGAAAGCATCGACGCTGGAGTGGACGGTCGAAATCTTGGACGCCTATCTCGCTGTTCGAGCACAGACCATGATGTCCTCGATCTTCGCTGCTGAACTGATCTCAGGTGCCGCCTCAAGTGGCTATTCGCTGTCCGGTTCGGCTCACGCACCTGACGACATCGCGTTCGGTGCAGCAGCGAAGCCGGTGTGGGAAGTGATGGCTGCGCTTGAAAGCGAACTGGCTGACAGCATTCCGAACCAGCGAGGCATGATCCACATGCCGCCCGGTCTAATGTCAACTGCCGTCACCTCGTACGGTCTCAGTCCGAACGCTCAGGGCGTGTTTGAAACGGTGAACGGCAACATTGTTGTTGCTGATTCTGGCTACTACCAGCCGAAGCAGCCGACCGGCCAGCCTGCACCGTCTGCTGGCACCGACTGGATCTACGCGTCCGGTCCCGTGTTCTTCCAGGCGACCGACTTCATGGGTCTCGGCATCGGTAACGAGATGATCGACATGTCTCGCAACACGATCAACCGTTGGGTGTCTGGTTACGGCGTCCTTGTGTTCGATCCCTGCCCCGTCACCGCCGCTCTCGCCACCTACAGCACGCTCTGATCATGCCCGTCACCCAGTTGAGCAACGGGCCGGTGTTCCGGTTTGCTACATCAGTGAAGCGTGGTGACGCGCTCTCAATCAGTTTCGTGATCGAGAACTATGCGTCACTGGTCGGTCATGCGTGGCGTGCTCAACTCCGTAAGAGCGGCAACAGGCTGGCGTCAGGGTTCGGTGTGACGGTGTCTACGACGACGGTGACAACGTCGAATGATTCGTTGCGGGTGGCGTTGTTGATCAATCCTGCCGGTACAGCGTTGCTGAAGCCTGGTGTGTATGTTGCTGACTGTGAGGATGTGACGGCTGGCCGTACCTGGGCTTCTGGGACGGTGCAGGTTCTTCAAGACTGGTCGGCGTGATGTCTGACATTGTCATTCATCCTGATGTGACCGAAACAATCATCCAACCTGAGGTGGATGAGGCACTGGTTCGTGTCTACATCGGTGAGCAAGGCCCGCAGGGACCGACCGGCCCGTCGGGTGCTCCCGGCTATTACGGTGCGTTCTCTGATTACACCGATCAGACGATTACGCCGAACACGGCGCAGGCGATGACGTTCAACACGACTGACGAGTCGCGTGGCGTGTCAATGGTTGCTGGCTCGAAGATCACGTTCGCCTATGCAGGCACCTACAACGTGCAATGGAGCGGACAGTTCCAGAACACGGTGCACGCTGACGCAGATGTGTCTGTCTGGTTGAAGAAGAACGGCAACAACGTCGTCGGCTCCACCGGGTTGGTGTCGCTACCGAAAAACCCGGGGAATGTTGCGCATGTGTTGCCGTCATGGAACTTTGTGTTCACTGTCGATGCCGGCGACTACTACGAGTTCTGGTGGTCAACAACCGGCACAGGTGTCAGTTTGCAAACCCACCCGACGAGCACCGGCCCTACCCGGCCGTCAACGGCGTCGCTTGTGTTGACAGTGACACCGGTGATGAACAACGTCCAAGGACCGGCCGGTGACCCAGGTGTCTACGTTGGTACGTCACCGCCGGCGAACACTTCATTGCTGTGGGTGGACACTAACTGATGTTTGTCCAGCGGTGAAGAACAGGGTCATAGACCCTGACGTTCGTCGCTTTCACCCAGGCTGATCCGTTCCATTTTTTGATCGGTTTCGCCACCCACGCTGTGCCGGTCCACACCTTCAACGGGTATGTCTTCTCGGTGTAGGTGCCGACGGTGATGGTGGTGCCGTTGGCTGTGAAGTAGCGGGTAACCGTGAACGTGCTTGCACCGGTCGTGTTGGTGGTGCCCGCCATCACGGCAAGGCCGACACTGAAGAATGCTGTGGCAGCGGTTGTGGACGCGCCAGCAAATACGGCGGTGTGGTTGACTCCGATGGTTGCTGTACCGGATGTACCGGTCGGGCCGGCTACGGTTACCTCATGGGCGACACCGAATGTGGCGGTGCCGCTCGAGGAGCTAGTTCCGCTAGCGGTGAACGGTTTCTCAGCCTGGAAGGTTGCTGTACCTGAGGTGCTGCTGGTTCCGCTGCCGGTGAATGGCCGGTCGGGGGCGAATGAGGCTGTGCCGGCGGTTGTGGTTGTGCCTGCAAGGGTTGCAGGGTGTTCTACGACGGCTGTGAGGGTGCCTGTGCTGCTGGTGGTGCCTTGGCCGGTTACAGGGTGCTCTACGGTCGCAGTGAGGGTGCCTGTGGAGGTTGTAGTGCCAGTGAGGACCGCAGGGTGGTCTACGGTGAGTGTGGCTGTTGCGCTGCTGCTGGTGAGGCCGTCAGCGGTGAAGGTGACGACGGTGGCGGCGGGACCGGATGTCTGAAAGAGAAGCAGCAGACTCATCGGTCATCGCCTTACAGGGCGCATGATGATATTTGTGTTTGGGTCTAACCATCGGGGCTGGTCGGCATTTGAGTTTGTGGCCGTTGTAGTCGGATTTGTACGCGTTACCGTCAGCCCGCCTTGTTGTAGAGCCGAAATTGATGTTCGCATATCGACAACCATGTAGACGTTGGTCAGAGTTTCACGCGGTTGTTGCTGTTGCGGAAATTGTCCACGCCATATCGGATCAATCCACATCGTCTTTACAAATTCAGCCTCATCGGCAGAGGTTGAACCGTTGGTTCGCAAACCAAGGTAGTTACCAGTAGAACCTTGCGTGGACGTAATGTAGACAATGGTTGCAATGTCCCCTTGGAATGACACAGTGCCACCACTTGAGCCGTTGCCTATCAACAAACTTCCGGTGCCTGACAGTCCAGATGGTGCAGTGTTCTGCACGACTGTCATCGCTGTTGGCGGTGTCTCGAGTGTTCCAAGCCACACGTTCCATTGACAAACGGGAGTATTGACGAAATTGCAGAGTGCTGCAATAAACCACCAGTTGCCAACAGTGATGCCTGATGGAAACGCTAGTGCATCTGCGGTTGCCGTCCACAAACCCGGAGTAGCCGTGTTTGAAGCCATTTGGAGAGTGCTAGTCGTCGTCCCGACTCTGATACCGAAATTGTTTGTGACACCTCCAGCACCGGGAGACATGTAGTAACGGCCAGCGGTCAACGTAGTCGGATAAAACCATCCACAAAACAGTCCTCCGATACCGCCACCAGCGTTACCAAAAGTGGAAATAATCGTCGCGTTATCTGTTGTATTTGCTCCGAACGTGAAAGGCATATCAATACCTTTCTACATACACGTTCAACTGAAGATCGGTAACGGCTGAGTAGACACCGTTGGCAGTTCGGGTGATGAGTGCGGCGTACAGGCTGGTCCCACCGGAGCACACATAGGGCAATGAAATGTTGACGGCTTGTGCCATGCGGTTCAATGCGAATGAATATGCGCCAGCGAGTTGGACGATGCCAACGATTTTGAGTGCATTGGCAGACGAAATCGAAAACGCTGCGTTGTCTGCTGCAAGCGTTACGGAGGAGTCGAAGAATACGACGTCCATGTTGCCAAGGACAGTCGTTGCACAGATCAGCGTGACTCCTGTGATCACACCTCCACCACCGGTGACTCGAGCAGCGTTGGCAAGAGTGAACTGGTTTCCAGTCTGATCACCACTTGCGTATGTAGTAGTAGCAGTGGTCAGACCGGCAGAAGTAACGGAGATACGTTGCAGGTCGCGACGGGCGATCGTGTGAAGGTCGCCGTAACTGGATACCGAAACGGCGGCGTAGTCGCCATCGGTTGTTGAGCCTGTGTAGTGGTTGCGTACACCAAGGAAGAGAACACCAACATCGCCGTCGGCATGAGCGGTGTCTTCGGCTTTACCAAGGTTGGTTGCGCCAGTACCAGGGACGACTCGACTGACATCGACGTCTAGACCGTAGGTGGCATCGACCGTTGCCACACCATTCGTTGTTGACGGATCACCGATGACCACAACCTGGCGATGGTCGCCGTTGGTTGCTTCAGTGCGGGTGTCAATGTTGGTGCCGCTGCCGGCTGTAATCGGAACTGCTGAATCAGGCATTTATGAACCTCACGATGCGCCGGTGATAGTGAGCGTGATACCACCGATCGCAGCCGTGTAGGTATCACCAGCCGTATAGGCATTTGCGGTGATGGTGCCCGAATACTTGAACGTGCCGGTCCCGTCGGTCGCAGTGTTCCAGATCGAGAAATGGGTGGCATCCTGACTGCCCGCAATGCTCGTCCATTGCACCTGAGCAGAGTTCGTCATCACACCACCTGAGGCGACACCGAACGTGACAGCCTTGCGGGTGACTTCGGTTGCTTTGTTGGCGGTGCCGGCTGCACCGGGGTCGCCGACATGGAGTTGGATGTATGGGGTGTCGGTGCGGATCGCGTTGAGTGCGACGTCGGCTTGGGCTGAGGCGATACCGGTTGCCATCGTTGTTCCTTTCAGAGGACACGGATATGGGGATGGTACGCAATTTTGGTGATGTATCGCATGGTCACCGAAACCTAATAGGCTCCGGTCATGCCCTACAAGGTTGCGAAATCGTCGGACTGTCCAGAAGATCGACCGTATGCGGTCGTAAAGATCGCTGACGGTTCCGTCGTCGGATGTCATGCCACACCCGAAGCTGCTGGTGCCCAGATCGGCATCATCCAAGAGTCGGAGGCGAAGAAGTGACGACGGTTGCCTACATCGGGAACTTCACTGCCTCATGGTGTACCGAAGTTCATCTTGCTCGAGAGATGGAATCGCTCGGCTACAAGGTGGAACGCTGGCAGGAACCTGACAACCGTGCCGACAAGTTCTCGTTCCTCAAACGGTTCGAGGAATGGTGTCTTACCAGCCGGCCGTCCGTTGTCATTTTCACCCGCACCTGGGGTCTACCTGCCGAAGCAACAGCGATGTGGCGGCGACTGGAGCAGAACGGCATCAAAACCTGCTCCTACCACCTTGACTTGTACGTCGGGTTGAAACGTGAAGCCGGGATCCTTGACGATCCTTTCTGGCGTACCGAATACGTCTTCACGCCCGACGGTGACCCGAATTCGGCGGTGTTCTTCGCCGACAAAGGCATCAACCATCATTGGATCTCGCCTGCTGTCGTATCCGACGAATGTATCCCTGGCAGATTCAACGATTTCTACGACTACGACGTCGTCTTCGTCGGCTCCGAGGGCTACCACGACGAATGGCCGTGGCGTCCCAACCTGATCAACTTCCTCCGCCGCCGCTACGGCAACAGATTCCGCCGTTTCGGTGGCGACATGCCCGAAGGCCCAACTCGAGGACAGAACCTCAATGACCTTTACGCGACCGCACGCGTCGTTGTCGGTGACTCACTCCATCTCCCCGGCCACATCGAATACTGGACTGACCGATACTTCGAGACAGTAGGACGCGGCGGTTTCATGATCGCCCCCTATGTCCCACACATCGACCGGTTCCTCACCAACGGCAAACACATCGTCTACTACCAGCATCCCAATGAGGGTCTAACGGAAGAAGCAGCTTTAGAATGGATCGCTTCCACCGTCGACCACTACTTGGCGAACCCTGCCGAGGCGCGTCGCATCGCCCGACAAGGACAAGAACATGTCGCTCGCAATCACACCTACCGTCACCGTCTTGCGAAAGCGTTCGCAACGATGGGCATCAGGGCCAAACCGGAACCGGTACGTACCATTGAACGTCTGGAACTTGGATCCGGTTTCCACCCGACACCCGGATTCACACATCTGGACATCAATCCTGACGCTCCGAACGTAGACATCGTCGGCACCGCATGGCCGCTAGATCTCCCTGCAGGTTCCGTCGGCGAAATCCGTGCCGTTGACGTTCTAGAACATCTTTCCTACTGGGACACACCGAAGATTCTTGACGACTGGTTCCGTGTCCTTCAGCCAGGTGGAAGGATCTACATCCAAGTCCCCGACGCAGACACCATCATGCGCTGGTATGTCGGTGACTCTGACCGGCTCGTAGATCGTCTACCGGCCGGCCTGCCGCAGCATCCGATGGCCGGTGCAGCATGGCGACTCCTTGGCGGACACCACGACGGCATCTATGTTGGTGACGATCAAGATTTCCGGTGGAACGCCCACTACGCAATGTTCTCCGAATTCACTCTGCGAACAGCTTTGCAGAAAGCAGGATTCGTGGACATCAACATCGCCACCAATGCCCACCCCAACCTGCTGTGCAACGCGAGGAAGCCATGAGCACCATCCCGTCCAAGATCAACGACAAGTGGGCAATCAACCTGACGCCCGACCGACACGATTTTCATCTCAAGCGTCCCGGCTGGGAAAAGGAACGAGTGGACTCGTGCGCTGAACTGATCACCGAAGGCATGGTCGTCTACGACCTTGGTGCAGAGTGCGGTGACTTCACTGCGCTCTACAAGATGTGGGTCGGTCCCGCCGGCACCGTCATCCCCGTCGAACCGTCACCGCCGGTCTGGCCGCAACTCCGTGCCCACTGGGAAGCCAACGACTGCGGTCCACTGCAAGGCTACTTTGCAGGATTCGCATCGTTCTCTGACGCGCTAATCCCAGAACTTCAAGACGGCAGGTACGCAAGCATCTTCCCGCAGGAAGATGGATGGCCGGCCTGCTCGATCGGTGAGATCATCCCCGACTTTGGGTTCCGTCACCTTGCCCAGCAGGCACATCACACGCCGTGCCTGTCGCTGGACACAATGGTCAAGCATGTCGGCTACATCCCTGATGCCATTGTGATGGACATCGAGGGCGCTGAACTGATGGCGCTTTACGGTGCCACGAGTCTGCTGAAGGAAAAGAAGCCGATCATGTGGGTATCGGTACATCAGCCGATCATGAAGGACTGGTACAACCACACGTTGGACGATTTGCTTCGTCACATGAAGGCGTGCGGCTACACCGGTGAGAAGTTGGGCGAAGGTTCAGAGGAGTATTGGCTTTTCCTGCCATGACACGCCCGAAATATCTTGTCGTTCTACCGTTCATGGTAAAGGACTGGGCAGACAGCTGTATTTCTTCTTGCCGTTTGCAGGAAGAAGGCAGAGTTCTCACCATCGACAACACGGTCACGAACCGTGGGATCATGCGTTCCCACAACCTCGGGCTAGATGAGCGTCAACCCGACGAATGGTTCATCATCATGTCCGCTGCAGTCCGGTTCGGGCCGGCCGGGGGTCTTGATTTCATCGACAACCTTGTCGAACACGAAAACCACGGTGTCATCTCCTGCTCCGACACATACGGCTGGCATCTTGTCGCTTTTCGACCTGACGTTGTCGCAAAGATGGGTCGCTGGGATGAGAACTTCACCCCATACGGGTACGACGACAACGACCTGTCGGTACGTATCCACAAGATGTCACCCGACCTGCTGTGGGGCGGCTACCCATGCGATCTTGAAGATCGTGGCATGGCACACTCAATCAAAGTTGGCGGTCTCCAACCGCAGCACGGCTATCGGCTGCTCAACTATTGGATGCGTAAATGGGGTGCGCTCCCAGGTTCGCAATTCGATGAGTATTGGAACCAGCCGTTCAACACTCGAACGAACAACATCAACTTCTGGCCGCACTTCAACGGTGCAGACTGGAACACGAAAGCACCAGAACCGCTGTGAAGTACACCTGTGTGATGCCGTGGGTGATCTGGAACTGGAAACACGAAGCAGTCAGACGCGCCAAAATTGACATCCACACCATCGACAACAGCCTCAACAACCGTGGCGTACCTCGCTCATGGAACATCGGCATCGACCTGATGCGTGCCAACGACGCTGACTGGCTCATCGTCATGTCCGCCGCAATCCGATTCGGGAAACCCGGTGGACAAGACTTCATTCAACTTCTTGAAAGCCGACCCGACCACCGTGTCGTTTCAGCTCTCGGCACCTACGGCTGGCACCTCATCGCCTTCAGCAGAGAAGCAATCGAAACAGCCGGCCGCTTCGATGAAAACTTCTTCCCCGGCTACCTCGAGGACATCGACTACGCAATCCGCATGTACCGGGTCAAACCCGACGCACCGTGGGGCGCATACGCCATCGACGTCGAAGACGCCGGCATGGCCCACGCTCTACGCAAAGCCCGCATCCCTGTCGACAACGAACAGATCCATTCCTACTTTGAACACAAATGGGGATGTATGCCAGGACAAGAATGGGAAACGTACGCCAATCGACCGTTCATGGATGACAGCAACTTGATCCAATACTGGCCCCGCTCGCCGTACACCGGTGGACAATGGGACGACGAAATCACGGAGCAGGAATGACAAACTCGGCAACACAGCGAAACTGGTGGAACAACGAAGCGTTCGCCGATGAGCGATACCGCACCCTTGCGTGGGGTGGTGACGGAACCGCCGAACAGGTAGCCCCAACCATCGACGCGATACTTGAGAACCTTCGCAGCTTCATCAGACCCGGTATCACGGTGGTCGAGTTGGGTGCTGGACCGGGGCGGATCATCAATCGCCTTGCCCGAATGTTCCCTGACACCAATTTTGTGGCCGTTGACATCTCAGAAGCAATGATTTCTCTGGGGGTAGATGACAGGCCGAATAACGTCATGACGAAAGTCTGTGACGGTACAGCCCTTCCCGACGATGTGACTGCCGATCTCATCTACTCCGTCGAAGTGTTCCAGCATCTTGACGCCCACACCAAGCAGTCCTACCTCACCTCGATCCGTAAGTGTCTCACCGACGACGGTGTCGCAGTCATCCAATACGTCGAAGGTCTTGATGAGGATGTATTTGTCTGTCATCCCGAGACCGCTGCCAACATGCGGGCCTTTATCAAAGATGCCGGCCTCAAGTTGAAGAAGACAACCGTTCCGAACCGAATCCACGATGAGTGGCGTTGGCTGGTGATGCAGTGAACATCGATGTGTTCTGGGTGTCACGGCGTGACGACTTCATCACACGCGGCTACGCCGACTGCGGCTTCCTTGAGGAGATCCTCAACAATCGGCTCTGGCAACCCCAGTACGGGTTCACCTTCCAGCATCACGACGTACGGGACGAGTTTCCTCACCATGATGGTGGTGTTGTCTGCTTCTCGGGAATGGGCAACGCTCACGATGCCGAATGGATCCTTGCCGAACTGGACAAGATGGCCTGGTCGCTTGTCATCATCACCGGCAACGAATGCTGGGACTTCCCGTGGGGCATGATCCCGACCACGAACACCCGTCGCATCTGGGTAATGAATCCGCTACCGGAACATTGGCCGCTGTCGAACAAGATTCCTGGCGGCTGGTATCCGAAGACGCGTGAAGAACTGGTCGACCACAAAGCGCTCTACATGGAGAAGCCATTGGACTGGTTCTTCGGTGGACAGGTCACCAATGTTCGCCGCCAGGAATGTGTATCGGCGATTCGTCGCCGGGCGAACGGTCATCTGATCAAGACTGACCGGTTCATGGGCGGTGTGCCTTCTGCCGAGTATGCACAGCACGCTGTGTCAGCAAAGTTGATTCCGTGTCCGTCTGGGCCGATGACGTTGGATGCGAACCGTCCGCTTGCTGCGCTGGAGGCCGGCTGCATTCCGGTGCTGGATCTGATCAAGCCCCGTGATCCACAGTTCGACTACTGGGAAATCGTGTTCGGCGAACATCCCCTACCAACTGTGTACCAGTGGTCAGAAGCCAAAGAGGTGATGGATGACCTGCTGAAGAACTGGGAACACCATCAAGCAGTCTGTTTCGCCTGGTGGCAGCAGTGGAAGCGGCGACAGATCTACAAGTTGCATGATGACATCGCCGCCGTGTCAAACCTCCTACCAATGCGTAAGCTGCGGGACAGGATTTCGGTGATCATCACCTCATCACCTATCCCGTCACATCCCGACACATGGATTCTGGATGAGACCATCCGATCCATCCGTGAACGTCTACCTGAGTGCGAAATCATCGTCGGGTTCGATGGTGTGCGCCGAGAGCAGACAGAGTTGGCGTCGAACTATCGGCGCTACGTGCGTGAGTGCCTCTGGAAATGCAACTTTGAATGGGACAACGTCCTGCCGGTGGTGTTGAACGAGTGGGGGCATCAAGCAAACTTGACGCGAGAACTGCTCAAGCATGTCCGTACACCGAACATTCTGTTTGTTGAGCACGACACCCCAATCGTCGGTGACATCCCGTGGGAAGATCTGCTTGAGCAGGTAGAGAACGGGATGGCAAACGTCATTCGTCTTCATCAGGACGTCGAAATCCATCCTGATCACTACGGTGTGATGCTTGATCCGAAACCGCAGGTCATCAACGGTGTCAGGCTTCGGCGTACTCAAGCATGGTGGCAACGCCCCCATATCGCCGACACCACCTTTTACCGTGAACAAGTGGTCGAACCGATTCCGCTTGACTCACGCACCATGATCGAAGATTTCCTGTACGGACGCGTCTGGGTGGATTGCTCCTCAACTCGTAACGGCTGGGGCCGCTGGAAGATCTGGATCTACGAACCGGAAGGTGACATCCGCCGGTCAGGCCATCTTGACGGTCGTGGCGACGCACCAAAGTTCGACATGGATTTCGGACGGCAACGATGAAGATTGGCCTCATAGCTCGAGCCGAATACGCACGCGGTCTCGCCATTCAGTCAAAAAACTTCTACGACCACATGCCGGTTGACCGTGTGCTTCTCGTCAAGATGCCCAACCCTGACTGCGAAGTACGTGAATGGTGGTATCAGAATGCAACCATCACCGACAGCCTTCCAGGGCACACACTTGACGAGGAACTGGTACGAGAATGGATGCGCGGCCTCGACGTCGTGTTCTCAGTAGAAACCCCATACGACTGGTCGCTGCCTATCTGGGCACGCGAAATGGGCGTCAAAACCGTCATTCAAGGGAACCCAGAGTTTGTACGCCACGGCCAAGAGGGCTACGAACACTTCGCTGATCCAGACCAATGGTGGTGGCCCACCACCTGGCGGCTGGCAGCACTCCCCGCCGGTGTTCACATGCCTGTACCGATGCCAGATCATGAACGCACCGCTGCAGAACCCGGTGAACCGTTACGGGTCTACCACATCGCCGGCAAACGGGCGTTCGCTGACCGCAACGGCACCGACATCTTCATCAACGCGATGCGTGCCCTTCAGCCGTCAACAACTGTCACCCTTCACGGGCTGGAGTATTCGCTTCCCGAGATTCAGCCGGTACGGAACCTGACTATCCATGTGGAGAACCTAGGGGTGTCTGATCTGTGGGACATGCATACCAATCAGCATGTCCTTGTGCTTCCTCGTCGCTACGGTGGACTCTGTCTCCCTGCACTTGAAGCAGCATCTCGAGGAATTGCCGTGATGATGCCGAACTGTTCACCGAACAGCGAACTAGCGTCGATTCTTTCGCCATGCACGCAAGGCAAAACGATTCGTGTCGCGTCCGGCCAACTCACTATGGCTGATACTCACCATTACACGCTCGGCCAAGAAATCAACCAACTTGTTCACAATCCTAAGCGGTTGATGAACGCGATGAACCATGCGTACAGCATGGTGCCACGCTGGTCGGAATGGCGAGAGAAATATCTGCAACAGTTCGAGGTGGTCTGTGAAAGTTGATGTCGTTGCGTCAATGCAGCACTACAAGAACCACATGATTCCGATCTTTGAATGCTTGCCAGCATCAATGCAAGGCAACATCCACGCCCTCCGATTTCCTGTGCTGCCACCGCCCCGAAACAGGATTGCGATGGTCGCAAGTTGGCAGGACGTCCAAGCATTACGGCCACATCACCGCATGATCTACGTCGAACACGGTGCAGGACAGGGCTATGCCGGCGACGAGAAATCGGCACTCAACCCCGGCTATTCGACCAGCGGCGGTGCCCGTCACCAAGGTGTTGAGGCATTCATCTGTCCGAACATCAACGTGGCGATGCGATGGAAGACTGCGCCGTCAATGGCTGTCGGCTGTCCGAAACTTGACCGATGGGTCAGTTTTGCACCGTTGCATCAACAGTCTGTTTGCTTCGCATTTCATTGGGATGCACAAATCAGTTCTGAAGCACGATCGGCAATCAATCACTACTTCAACCATCTGCCAGAACTGGCCGAACGATTTCGCGATCAAGGGTTCCACGTATTCGGCCATGCCCATCCGAAGTGGGGAGGGCTGCTGGACGATGTGTTGCGGCAGGCAGGGATGGATGTCCTTGAACGCGAGGACGAACTGTTCCTCAACGCCAACATTCTGATTGTTGACAACAGTTCGATCGGGATGGAGTTCCTAGCGTTAGGCCGGCCTGTCGTCTGGATGAACGCACCGTGGTATCGGAAAGATGTGAATCACGGTGGCCGATTCTGGACATGGACGAACGGTGTACCTACCGTTGATTCACCACAGGAACTTCTCGCCCTCAACCTCTGGGACGTTCTTCAGAACAACCCGACTATGCAGGCACAACAGCATGTGCGAGAGGTGTACGGGCCGATGGATGGGCAAGCTGCGCAGAGGGCCGCAGACTTTATCGCCCAACTGTTCGGCAAGCAGTAACATGGCCGCATGGCTACCCGGTTCGCCTGCCAACCTTTCGTGTCCGTAGACGACATCCTTGACTCGATGTGCGGCTGCGACCTTGACGCGTCCGAAGATGTCGAACTGATCGAACTGATGATTGACCAGGCGTCGGACATGCTGTCCATCGCCACCGGCGGACGAATCTCCGGTATCTGCACCGTCACCGTACGACCCGTCGCCCTCTGCAACGACCGCATCTGGTGGGACAACGCCGAATATCTATCACCGTTCGCCACTCGAGACTGGCGACGCCAGTTCGGTGGCATCGACACCATCCCGCTCCGTGGCCCGAACGTCGATGTGCTTGAGGTCATGATCGACGGTGTCGTACTGAACAAGTCAGAGTACGGACTGTTGGACAACGAATACCTGTACCGGAAGTCTGGCTGCTGGCCGACGGTAAATGATCTTCAGAAGACGTCGTTGCAGATCAACACGTTTGAAATCACCTACCGGTTCGGTCGTGATCCAGACAAGTTGACCCGCATGGCTTGCACCGAGTTGACCTGCGAACTGTTGAAGGATCTGAAAGGCAAGCCGTCGTCGCTGCCTCGAGGTGTGGTGTCAGCCAACATCCAGGGTGCGTCGCTGTCGGTGCGTTCCCGTGCTGAAGCGTTGCGTGACGGCGACGAACAGATTCCGGTGGTGTCACGGTTCCTGTCCGTCTATGCGTATGACGGCCCAAACATGGTGTCGTCGGTGTGGGCACCGGAACTTGAACAGTTCTGGAACCTTGTTGAAGTCGAAGGGCCGTCCGGTTCATGACATTGAGCCGGCGTACACCGTTGAAACGGACACCGTTCAAACGGAAAGCGAAACGATCAAAGACCGATTTCGACCAGTCAACACGGGACGCAATCTTCGCTCGGTCAGGTGGACAATGCGAAGCCCGCACCACTCACTGTCAGAATACGGCTGCGCATGTGCATCATATCCTGCGTCGCTCCCACGGAGGGATGGGCACCATCGACAACGGTCTCCATGTCTGCCGTGCCTGCCACACATGGATCCACGATCATCCTGCTCAAGCAGAACAAAATGGGTGGCTGAAACGCTCCACTGCGGGGTAGTCCAACAGAACGACGCCGATCTCAACAGTCGGAAATGGCCGTGCAACTCGGTCCCCCGCTACCAATGCCGTAGACAAACAAGCATGTAGAAGAACAACATGAGTGCGATCTCCCCTTCGGTTGAAAGGATCCCTCATGGCTACGAACCTTGCTGGCAATGTCTGCCTCGGTCAGTTGAACGCATGTGTCGTGCGTGTCGCAAAGTTGGACGCAGACTGCACCCCCACCGGCGGTGCGGACAGCGGCTACGTGACCGCCGCCCTCGCCACCCTCAGTGCCGAACCCGACATCGAGGAAGGCACCCGCTTCGAGCCGAAGAACGCCTGTGGCGAGTTGGTGTTCACCTACGAGCAGGACGCCCGCATCAAGCGGTACAACATCTCGGGCGAGTTCTACTTCTTCGACTGGGAAATGCTGAAGCTGCTGTTCGGTGGCGACCTCATCCTCGGTGCCGCTGGCGGTCCCCACGCCGGCAAGGTCATCGGCCACGCCATGCCGAACTACACCGTCAACCCAAGCAGCGGTGTGTACCTTGAGGTCATCACCCAGACCGTCGTGGAAGGCCAGGGTGATTGCCAGCAGCCGGCCGCTTCCGCCGCCTACCCGTCGTTCATCGGCCACATCTTCGGCAAGGTCCGCCTCACTCCCGGCTCGCGTACGTTCGAGAACGACGTCGCCCGAGTCACCTTCACCGGTACTTCCACCAACAACCCGCTTCTCACGAACGGCCCCTGGAACGACTATCCCGGCGCTGGCTACATCCCGAACAGCCCGTACGTGCAGGTCGGCTACTCCGCCGCTCAGTACAACACGATCCTCGGCACCGTCGCCTGCGGCTACCAGACGCTGCCCGCCGGTTCGTAACCAGAGCGCCTCCCCCGGCACAGACAGCCCACTGCGACCACAGCGGTGGGCTGTCGCCTTTTTCGGATCACGACGTTTAGGATTCGCTCATGCTCCCCAACGAAGACTGCGTCATCACCGAAGAAGTCTGTTGCACATCGCTGTACGACGTCGCATCGCACATCCTTGCGTCGCTTTACGAAGGAATGCTGGATTGTTTCCAGCCGACGATCTGCAACCCAGGTGGTGTGCTGGCCTACGTAACGATGGGTCGAGGCGACGACGCTGTCTATGACGCGTTGACAGTGTCGGTGGAGCGGATCGTGCCGTCGGTGAACACGAGCGGCCGGTATGACACCTCACCGTTCGCGATGTACACCGTCGACTTCTCCATCAGACTTCTGGAGTCTGGCTGGCCGATGGCCTATGAGGAGAACGGTGAACTGTTCGTACCGGATCCTGTGTTGCAGAACTCTCTTGCCCGTCATGCTTACGGTCATGGGGAACGGCTGTATCGCAAACTGACCTACATGGCATCACACGGCGAATGCGTCCCGGCTGGGATGGCGTGTTCCAAGGCGACGGTGTCACCATTGTTGCCGTTGAATCCTTCCGGCGGCACCGTGGGGTGGGTGACGACGTTGACGTTGGCTTTGCCGTGGGGGGCATGACATGCCTGGAAAAATCCGGTATCTCAACCCTGGAACATTTACGCGTACCCTCGGTCCAGAATCGTCGTTCGCAAAGAATGTGAAACGGGCTGGTGCTGCAAAGGTTGGCGACAAGATCGATTTGATCGGTCAGGCCGCTGTTGACGACGCCGAACGTCGCATCGCAGAGTTGTACCAATTCCGTGGTGATGAACGTCGCCGCCGGTACAAGGGTGCGGCTCACCTTGCAGGCTCGATGCGGTTCGATGTGGAGGGGTCGTCGGAGGGGAAGTATCCGACGTTTCCGTTCACCATCTATCTGTTCTCCGATGCGCCCACCGAAGCGGTGAACGCGTTGAACTTTGGTGCAAACCCGCACAAGATCACACCTAGTAAGGGAAAGATGTTGGTGTTCCCGAAGCGTGGTCTTGGAATGTCTGTTCCATATTCGATGTCGCAACAGCGGAAAGAGTTGCAACGTCCGATTCGTGCCGCACCGGGTGAACGGCTCGGTAAGCCACGCCGGTTCTCAAAGTCGGCGGGCGCACGACGTCAGGCACGCCGCAGCGGTGACATGGTGAGGACGTTTGAGGTCAAGCACCCTGGTATCCAGCCGTCCTACTTCATGGAGCAGTCGCTTGAAACCGCTGTCGACAAGGTGCTACGGCAGCGTGTCAAGCTTCCCCGCCGATAGATCAAGTATCACACCACCTGACCGTTCCTAATAGGTATGATGCGGACATGGCATCGAACAAGATCCTTGACCTTGATTCCGAACTCGGGATCGAAGATACGCCCGCATACACCAAGCCGTTCAAGTTGTTCGGACGAACCTGGACGATGATGTGCGACCTCAACAGTTTCGCCTTGTCGGATCTGACGACCGGCGAACCGGCTGCTGTGGTGCGCTTCATCGACTCGGTGATCCTGCCGGCCGAACGCATCGAGTTCCGCAACGCGATCTCCTCGCAACCGAACCTGTCCGCTGACCGTCTGGGCAAGATCCTGACGGCGCTCGTTGAGGCGGCATCGGAACGCCCTACGACACCGCAGTCCGACTCCTCGTCTGGGGCTGCCAAGAAGACATCGCAGCGGAAATCCGGGGCAAGTTCCTCTTCGGTACAGGCCGTCAACTAGACGGCTCATACTCGGTCGCACAATGGTGTGACCTAATCTGGGCACATCTGTTGTCGCTTGGTTCGTCTTCGATGAACCAGTTCGATTATCGCGACGTCATGAAAGCCTCAATGGCGTACAACGAGACACGTACGGTTGATGAGGTTCTTGCGGAGCATCGGGCACGCGACGAGGACCGCACACCGAAAGGTGTATCGAAGACGCCGCCCGAACCGGGTCGTCCTGCAACACGGTCGGAACTTGAGGCTGCTCGAGCATTGATGGGTGCAACCAAGCCTGACAATTTCGTTGTGTCAGAGTAGCATTCGCATCCGTGGCCGATAACCCGGATGCCGTACAAGTACCCATTGACGCCGATCAGGCGTCTTTGGCGCGTTTGACGCAAGCCCTCACCGACGCAATGTCGCAAGGTGTGCAGGCCGGTATTTCGCAGTCGGTCAAACAGTTCCAGTCGATGCTGAAGCCGATCGCCAATATCGCTGGCGAATCTGGGGGTGACGCCGGCGACCTGTGGTACAAACAGTTCGCTGACCGCATCTCCAACCTGTCCGATGCGATGAACAAGATGCTTGACGGTATGGCTCAAGCGTTCGGTTCCGAAACCCGTGACATGTTGAGCGGTTTCAGTCACCTGCTGCAAGCATCGCAAGGCCATGCGGAACGCATGTTGCGTGACGTCGAAACCGGCGCAACAAAGCGGTTGCGGCCCGACGAACTGAGCGCCCGCCGACAAGCGATGCAACGGGTTGGCACCGGTGTCACCAACGTGCAGCAAACCCTTGCAACCCAGACCGCTGCTGTTGCGCGTGTATATGCGGCGGAAGTGAACGCAGAGGCAAGTGCTCAGCGCATCGCTAACCGTGAACGTGAACAACTCGCTGCTGAGGCTCGAGGGATTGTGACTCGTCAGCACCAGTTGGACATGGTGCAACTTCGTGAGGATTCGGCGCTCAAGATCGAAGCCCAGAAACGTGTCTCGGTGAACGAGGCGCACGCTTTGCGGTATGCGTTGCAAGAACAGAAGCAGGTCGGCACGCTTGCGTCTGTCCAGGCTCGTGAAGCATCCCAGATTGCGGTGATGGAGCGCCGCAAGGGTGTAACCCTTGAGATACAGGCGGTACGTGACGCCGGTCGGGAACGTGCGTTTGCGGAACGCTCACTGCTTGACGATCAGAAACACCAGCAACATTTGGCTCAACAGGCAGCAAAGTCGGGTTACAAGCAGGAAGCGATCGTTCTCAAGAGTGAACAGGATCGGATCACTACCGGTGTTCGTCACGCAGCAAAGACGCAGCTTGAGGCGATGCGTGATGCCCGTACCGACCGGTCACATGAGGTCAAACTTGAACTTTCTGATCGGCAGACCGCTGCTCGTGCCCAACTTCAAGCAGAGAAGCAGGCTGGGAATCTTGTAGCGATTGAGGCTCGAGCAGCAGCCGACCAGGCGACAGCCGCCGCCAGATTCGCCGGTGAACGTCGCGTCGCCATCACCAAGACCGTTCTCAAAACCATCGTGATGCTGGAACGAGGTATCGGCAAGGCAATCCAAGGTGTGGCACGAACGCTTACCTCGGCACTCGGTCGTATCGCCACCGGCACAAAGAACCTTCTTGTCAAGACAGGATCATCAATCGGTGGTCTGCTCCGACGCAACAACTCCGATATGGACGCCGGCCTCGGTAGCGCTCTGCACCGTCGCACGGGAATGATGCGATCTTCGTTTTCTCAGGAAGAAGGCATCGTTGGTAGATCGGTCGCGAAGCAGAAAGCGAAACTGGATGAACTGAACCAGCGAAGTTCTCGTGGTGTTCTCGGCGCTCTCACCGGTCGAGGAATGGGTGGCGGTATCGCAGCGATCGCCGGTGGCTTTTCCATTGCCCAGTTTATGAGAGAGGGCTATCAGGAAGCCGTCAATCTGAACGAGCAGTTGAACAAGAACAAGGTGCTGTTCGGCGAAGCATCGAAGACCATCATCGACTTTGCCAACACCTCAGTGAAGACGTTCGGTGCCACGAAGGCTGAGGCTTTGGAAGCCGCTGGCACCTTCGGCAACCTGTTCCGTGCAGCAAACTTCGATGAGCAGCAGGCTGCGAACATGTCGGCCTACCTGGTCAACCTTGCCGGCGACCTGTCGTCGTTCAACAACGTGCCGATCAACGATGTCTTCGACGCGTTGCGTTCCGGTCTTGTCGGCGAGATGGAACCGTTGCGTCGCTTCGGCATCATGCTGAACGAAACCACGTTGAAGGCAGCAGCAGTTGACCTTGGCAAGGTCATGGATGCAAAAAAACCACTTGATGCAAATGCGAAGGCTGCGGCAGCGTTTGTGGAGATCTTCAAGCAGACCAGTCTTGCTCAGGGCGACTTTGCTCGCACCTCGAAAGAGGGTGCGAACGCTCAGCGCGTGATGGCAAAGTCGTTCAAAGAACTTGCAGCATCGCTCATGTCAAAGGTGTTGCCTTACACGACGATTGTCATCAACTTGATGACAAAGGCGTTCATGGGCTTGAACGAGATCATCTCGAATGACACCAATCCGATCATCAAAACCTTGAGGACTGTTCTTGTTGGTGCTGCCGCCGGCGTCGGTGCCCTGCTCGCTCTGAAGGGTGTTGTCGAGATTTTCAAGGTGTTGGGGCCAACTATCAAGTTGGCTTTGTCACCGTTGGGAATGGTCGTGGTTGTTGCTGCCGCCGTCGGTGGTGGCATCGCTCTGCTGATGAAGAAGTCTGAGGGTTTCCGGGACACGATGAGTTCGCTCGGCAAAACCCTGTCTTCGGTGTGGAGTGGCATCAAAGATGTCGTCGGCAGCGTGTTCCGGTCGATCAGCGATGCAATCTCGAAATACGTGGTGCCGGTCATCAAGACTGCGGTGAACTGGCTGATTGACCATCTGGTTCCTGCGTTCAACGCTGTCGTGTCGTTCATCAAGAACTCTGTGGTGCCAGGGTTATACATCTTCGTCGCCTTCATCCTGACGAAGGTGTACCCGGTCATCAAACAGATCGGCAGTTTCATTGCCGACGCGTTCATGACAGCAGTGAATGCTGTCCGCAGTTTTTGGAACGAACTCATTCCTCTGATCCAGCCCGCCATTGATGGCGTGAAGAGCCTGGTGAGCGCAATCGGTTCACTGTTCGGCGGGGACGCATCCAAGATGGCTGGCGGAGCATCCGATCTGTTCAGCGGAATCATCCAGTCGATCACAAACATTGCGGGTCGCATCGGCGAACTCCTAGCTCCTGTTGCCCAGAAGGTGCTCAAGTGGTTCCGCAGTGTGTTCTCCGCACAGAACATCAAGAACATGATCATGGGGTTTCTCGACTTCGTTGAGACAGTCGGCCGTGTTCTCGGTGGCATCGTGTCGCACCCGAACTTCATCAAGGCCGTCGGCATTCTGGTTGCCGCTGCTGTTGCGATCGGCGGCAAGTTCATTCTCGGTTTTGTGAAGGGTGTCATCGACAACTTGCCAGGTCTTCTTGGCATGGTCTGGGACGCGTTCATGGCAGGTCTTGGAGCAATCTGGGACAACAAAGCGATTTTCCTCACCATCGCCGCCGGGCTGATCATGATCATGCCGCTTATCCGTCGCATGTTTGGCAGGGCTGGTTCTGAGGCGGGCGGCGGTTTCTTCGGTGGGTTGAAGGGGGCAGCAACAGGGTCGGTCGACTTTGTGCGTGGCGTGTTCCGGGCTGCTGGCAGTGAGGTTGAACGTGAGCAGAAGACGATGCGGAAACGGTTGGCGGACATCAACCGTGAACGTCGAGTGATGGGTGCAGGCAACATCGGGTTCGGTAATCGGCCGTTGACCGACAAGATGTTGAAAACAGCGGAAAGTGATTTGAAAGCGTTGCAAGACGGCTATTCAAAAGCACAGTTGGCCGGTATGCGCTTCCGATATGCGCTCGACCAGCAGTTTCAGTCATTTCGCCGGCTTGGTTCGGCGATGGGCAAGATTGCGACGGGCGTCGGGACAATGGCACGCTCATTCGGACAGGCACTCAAAACCCTCACGCCAGCAGGCAGAGCAGCAGGCACATCGTTCACCCAGGCATTGAAGACCGGACTCGATCTCGGATTTACTCAGATGCGTGTCGGCTTCCGAGCTGTCTGGACTGAGATGAAGAAGATTGCAAAGGACCAGGGTACGTCGGTCGGCAAGGTTGCCGCCCAGACGGTCGCTGCTGGTATTGCATCATCTGTTGGCGGTTTCATGGCTAGCAAGGCAGCCGGTGAATCTGGCGGCTTCCGAGCCGGCCTGTTGACATCCGCCATGTCAGGTCTAACAGCAGGTCTTGCTACCGGCAACCCGATCATTGGTGTCGCAACTGCTGGATTTGGATTGTTGGGTGCAGCGATTGGTGATGCCAAGAAAAAAGCTGAGGATTTCAAGAATCTGGTCAAAGGCTTCTCCCAGATGTTCAAGGGTGAACTTGTTGACGCGATTGAGAAGGGTGTTGTTGCGTTCAACAATTTCAAGGAAGGCTTGGACTTCAAAGGTGTCGTAGGGGCAATCGGCGTTGATACGGCCATCACAAACCAGATCTATGAAAACATTGGTGAAGGGCCGCGCAAACTGATTGATGAGTACAACATGAGCATTCGCACGGATCTGTTGCCGATGTTGAAAGAAGCCAACGGTGACGTCGACAAGTTTGCAAGATTGTTTTCGCAAAAGATGTATGACGTCACTACGTCAAGCAAGCAGTTCAGAGATGGTTTCGGCAAAGACACCATTGCTGTCGCAAAGTACATCAAGCAGATGATCGACTCGGGTGAAGGATGGGATAATCTTGTAACACGTTCGAATACTCTTGCGATGTCCATTGCTGCGATGAAAGCAAGTGTCGGTGCCGATCCTGCCAACATTGCTCTGCTTGAGAATGAGCGTCGCATTGTCGATTTGGCATGGGCGCATAAAGATCTGGTGAAGCCGCTGTTTGATACAAATAGTGAAATCACAAAACAAGCAAAGGCGATCTTTGACGCAGCCGATGAAGCGATGCGTTATGCACGCATTACTGCTGACGTTGGTAAGGCGAGTCAGCATACGGAGTCATGGATCGGCAAGATGAACAAGGCTCTGCGAGAGGGAACCAAGGTCACTGACGTCGAAGAGAATCTGACCGAGGTAGCAAAGAAGATTGAGATCCTCGGTGTCAACGCCGATCAAGCCAAGGGTTTGATTGATCAACTCTTTGACTTTGGTGGTGGAAATTTCCAGGAGTCAGTCGACAATGCGCTTGTGGCTGTCGAAGGTATCGGTCCGCGTATCTCCGGTCAGTTGGAACTTGGAACAAAGGTCGGTGCGGCAAACGCTCGAGAAAATCTTCGCACGCTCGGTAGGAGCCTGTCGGATGTGATCAAGACCGGTATTGACACCGAAACTATCCTGACGCCGGCCGACGCGATGATGCTGACCAAGGACATTTTTGACGCTGCGACAGCGGGTCTTGACCCTGGGTCTGAGGCGTACAAGAAGATTGCTGACGAGTACAACCGGGCTCTGGCTGGTGTCCAGCCCGTGATTGATGCTGCGAAGGCGTCGGAGCAGGCAGCGAAGTTCCAGGAGAAGGTGAAGGCGTATCTTGAGGCGCATCCGCAGGAGGGGTTGACGATTGCCGATGCTGAATTCGCTGTGAAGAGCCAGGAACTTGCGTTGGATGTTGAGGTCAAGTTGAAGATGAAGTCGGTCGCTCTGAGCGATTCGACTGGCAAGTCAATCGAGCGTAACCCTGAGGCGTTTGCTGCTGGCGTATTCGGCAAGTGGAGCGACGGTGTCGAACTTCCCGCAAAGGTCAAGGTGGAGAAGCCGAAGACAGATCAAGTCAAAACCGACTTCATCGACGTTGGTAAGGCTGCCGACGAGGGAGTAAAGAAGGGCGTTCGAGATAACAAAGCGATTGTGATCTCTGAGATGCGCGCTCTGGCAATCGCTGCCAAGTTGGAGGCAGAACGTGCGCTTGGCGTTCGCTCACCTTCCAAAGTGTTCGCTGAGATCGGCAAGAACGTGGTGCGCGGGCTTGCTGTTGGTATCTCGTCGAGCGATGAAGCAACCGATGCAATCGGCAGGGTTACGTCAGACTCGATTGAAATGTCTGAGAAGACACTTGGTATTCGCTCGCCATCGCGTGTGTTCCAGAACATCGGCAAGATGATCGGAGAGGGTCTCCGTAAAGGTATTGAGGACAGTTCGCAGTCGGTTGTTGATGCTGCGGTCCAGGTGGTGAACAACATCATCGCGAATGTCAACGGTGCGATCTCCGCTGGCACGGCCACCGTGTCGACGTTGTGGGCCGGCCTCACTGGTACTGATGCGGCCGCACCTGGCGGTCGTGGTCCGAACGCTGCACAGACAGCACTCGGCACCGTGACGACGTCGTTCAACTCGATGCTCGGTTCTCTCGCAGGATCGGCACAAAGTCTGTGGGATGCGACCGCAGCAGGTATGGGTGCAACGGCTCAACAGTTGGACATCCAAGGTGAGTCGTCGGTATCGCTGAACGCAGCGGATGTTCTTGGTGCCCAGAACCTTGCGACGATCTCCAGTTATCTGAACGACATTGCCGACTACGGCGAGACTCTGCTTGCGACGGGCCATCCTCTATCGGAAGTGACGGCAACAATCTCCAACTATGTTGACCAGTTCACTCAGACGTTGGTGTCGATGGGCTTCAACGCAGATCAGATCAACACGCTGGTTGATCAACTTGGTCTGTCGTCGGATGCGCTAGAAGCATTTGGTCAGCAGGTTGCTGAGATTGGTGACATCGCAGCAAATACCACCGTCCCGACAGTTCTGCCTCCGGTGACAATGCCGGCCTCCACCTCTCCGAAGCAGGCGTTCACCTCGATGCAGACAGCAACGACGAACGTCGTCAACAATGCGACGAATCAGACAACGAACGAGACCAGCACGGTGAAGAATGTGAACATCGAACTCCACACCCCGACTGGTGATCCTCAAGCCACCGCTCTCGCAGTCGCAAACCGGCTTGCGTTCATCATGTAAATTCCAAGGACTGCTATGAGTTATCACACCGGGTTCTTGTACATGACCGACGGATATGGAAATCCGTCCGAAGTCATCAACGAAGCACGCACCGCCGCCAACCTGCAGACTGCGATCAACTCCAACATCACCGCACGCTTCCACCGGGTCAGCGCATACGCTAACTGTCCCGCACTCGCCTACCAGCCGTGCTCCGAATTCTCCCCCGACTACGTCAAGACTCGTGTCTCAGCATTGAACGACGCCGTCGCTTGGTACGACCCCGCATTCTCGAACGAAGGCGAATACGGCCTCACGAACAACGGCACTGCCGGCGGCGCATTGAACGCCTCATACCCCACCCCAGGTACATCCCCGAAGTTGTTGACCTACAGCGGTGAAACTTATCTGTGGACGTCAGGGACGAACGGGAACAACGCCTCAATGGCAAACTCGGTGCCCCTACAGATCACCGGTGCAATCGAGATTGTCGGACGGTGGCGTGGCAACACCCGTCCCAGCGCGACCAACTATCTCGTCATCAAAGGCACAGCCTATGCAGACCGTGAATATTCGGTCGTGCTCACGACGACAGGCGCACTCGGACTGTGGTGTCGTGACTCACTTCTGGCCTCAAAGGACACAACGTCAGGCGCCAGCGTCACGGCCGGTAACGACGTCGGCTTCTGGTGGCGCATCACCTGTGATCCCGCCGGCGGAACCGTCACCTACTACACCGCTGCAGACAGTTCGACCGAACCTACGACATGGACACAACTCGGCACACCTCAAGCCGCAGGCGTGTTCGGTGGCAACACCTTCGCATCTTCGACCGGCGGGCTTCTCATTGGTATCGTTGAGGGCAAGTTCTATCGGCTTGCCATCCGATCCGGTACAGCACCCAACACGGTGGCAGCAGCAGACATCTACTTCACTGCCGGCCTGATCTCTGCACAAACCACATCGTTCGTTGAGTCATCTGCAAACGCAGCCACGGTGACGATCAACCGAAGCACCGCAGGAAGAAAGACCGAAGTGGTCAATCGGCCGGGTCTCCTCTTCGGCGTGGACGACTACCTAGAGGTACGCGACCATCCTGCCTTGGACATCACGGCAGACAAATCGTTCACCGTCCTCATGATGGTGCGCCAGTGGAACACACCTCTGGCAACCGGCCGGTTCGTGTCCAAACGCGATACGAACCTCCCGAATACAGGTTGGGAACTTGCCACTACCGGTGCCACGTTCAGCATTGCTGCTGCTGCTGACGATGGGCCAGACGGCATATCCTCGACGGTCACTATCACAGCCGGCGCGACCTCAAGTATCGGATTCGTTCTCAACAGAAGCACCGCTACCTTCAATGCCATATTGAACGGTGCAACTACCGCAGGAGTATCTGCGGCCAACGTGCAGGACACCTCGAATGCATTGCCGATGCGTATTGGTCGCATGGCAAACACGACCGCCTACCAAGAGTTCGTTCTCTACGGTCTCGCAATCTGGAACCGTGCCCTCTCCGCCGTAGAGATCGCCGAATGGCACAACTATTACTCTGCAACACCTCCCGCCTACAATGAAGGCGGAGCAGTGTTGTGGAGTCTCATGGACACCGACATCACAAACGCCCCCTGGTATGCGAGCGACAACACAGCTTCACAGGAGGCATACGGCTTCTACATCGAAGAATGGACAGGCCTAGACGGCGTCCACCACTCCCGTGCTCTAGCACCGGTGGCAAACAGGCGCGGCGGCGGATTCATCGGTCCACAAACCTCATCTGCCCGCACGATGGCATTCAACGTGATTCTCACCGGATCAAGCGAACGAGGTCTCAACCACCTGTTCAGATGGCTTGAAACAACCCTGCTGGATTCGTGCTCATGTGACAAACCATCACTGTGGTTCCGTGAATACTGTCCGTCAACGTCAAGCCTCACCGATGGTCTCGGAAAGATGGAACGAGTGGCGTTGATCTCTGGACCGCAATGGGAAGCACCACCGATCGAAGACGCTGGTTGCTTCGTTCGACGCGCATCGTTCGTGTTGGCATCAGAAAGCCCCTGCATGTTCCGTGACGTTGTCACCGGCACAAGCGGCACAACGCAACAAGCTGCCGTGAACGCTGCGGCCAGCTCTAGCACACCGCCGGCATATGTGACCACAAGGTCTCCCTTTGTGGGCACATCAGCCCAATATCTGATCTCGGTCAACGCACCCTCCTACGGTGTCACCTGTCCTTACGTGACGATCTCGGCACCATTGCAAGGTGTACGCACCTTCGTCGACTACGACACCAACACGCCCGTACCAAACGAGATTTGGGATTGGACACCACTTCTCATCCCCGAACTTCGGATCGTCGCATACGCCAACCCTGACAACGCCACCTCAACGGAACTGGATCGTATGTATCCCATCGGTGCGATGGTGCTCTCCGAATATCGAAGCGGCTACGCATCCGGTTTGTTCTCGGGTCAAGAAATTCGCATCAACTTCGCAGCTCGAACCATTGAACGACGCGCACTTGGTGGAGATTCCGAAACATGGGAAGACGCATCCAACATGATCGGCCTCCCTCCATACAGTTATCCGCATATCTTCGGAAGTAACGCCGGTCTGAAACGGTGGTTCGGCACCGACAACTGTGACCAGGCTGTGTTCGTTGTTGAACCAAACATCTATCTGTCCGACGGCCTGAACGATCTCTCTGCCTCCTATGTCAGCCAGTGGAGCGTCAACCTAGATCTCATCACTCGTTTCGGATGCGTCTAATGGGAATCCTTGGTACACCAAGCGAGTATGAGGCGTTCATTGTTCATGGGCCATCTGGTGCAACAAAGATGCAAATCCCGTGGATGAATATCGAGCACCAACGAATCCTCAACGGATTCAGTCAAGCATCGGTCGTTGTTGCCGGCGAAGCAGTATCAACCCAATGCGCTCAAGGGTTGAACAACATCATCATGTGGGAAGACCTCCTCGTCATCTATCGTGACGGTCATTGCGTATGGGATGGCCCCTGCTTCGGTCTCAGCCAGAACGGCTACGACGTCACGGTCAGTGCTACCGACCGCTCTGCAATCGTCAACAAACGACTCGTCGGAGCCGATCGCGACTACCACGGCCTCGTTGACGACATGTACACCGTCGTTACGAACCTTCTCAACGACGCCAACGTCCTCAACCTGCTCGTCACACCGTATTCGTTGACGCTTGCATCGAACTACTACGGCTACCCGACCACTCTCTCACAAATCGGTGTCACGATTGAAGGCTCGTTCCGTGTTCAACGACTAGAGACAGTCGGCAAAATCCTCGGCGACCTTGTCCAGCAGGCCCAGTTATCACACACCTGTGTCTGCGACAACATGCACATCGGCGACTTCGCGCTTCGACCTTACCGATCGACCGTTACCGAATACGCCGGTCGTATCAGCGAAGACACCATCATTGACACACTCAACGTCGGAGTCGACGCAAGCAACCTTGTCACACAGATCTATCGTGGCACTACTGGACAAGGCGTGGCAGGCTTCCCGAACTACGTCGGTGACACCTACAACACCTACTCCAACTATTCCCTTCAAGGAATGCAAAGCGATGCACAAGTCGGACTTGGCTACTTCGTAGACGTCGCTGGTGCCCCATTCTTTCCGTTCGATGATCAAACCGCACAGCCAGTAGTTCAACTGTCAGAAGTGCAACTTGCACCGTCATACGGTGGCTCAAACTTTGCGGACGACCTCTCCTCGTTCCTGCCAGGTTCAATCGTGCCGATCGACTTTCCCGACCATCCGATACTGCAACGCCCAATTACCACGTTCTACGCCGGCGGCTTCTACTCCGCCACCAACGAAGAAATCTTGAACGCACGCATTGAACAGATCAACTTCAGCGTCAGCGCCAGCAATACTGGACTCGAGGAACGAGTAACGATGTCCCTCACCGCAGCCGCCGTCGACTATCCGATCCTGTAGGACACAATGCCCACCACGTTCTACTTCAACCGGCTCACCGAAACCTTGAGGACGCTCACCAATCGCGTCACCACACTTGAACGGTATGCAGCATCAGGCGAATTCATCGAATACACGCCACGACTCACAGCGACAGTCACGAACCCCAACCTTGACGTCTACGACGCAGTCAGTAATCCAACTGGCACAGGGTCAATCAACGGCAAGTACATGCGAATCGGCAACCTCGTGTACGTGCTCGGAGATCTCGTATTCGGTGCCGCCTCGACTGCAGGCAACGGCAACTACCGCATCAGCCTCCCCACCACCGTCGTAGACATCAAAACCGCTGGCGGACCATCGCCCGCTCTCACCTACACCGTGATGGGACACTGGCGTATGACCGGTTTCGGCATGGCCGAATTCAACGACATCCAGGCCGTCGGCAACACGAACTACATGACCTGCCGCTATCCAAACGCATGGCCCGTCGGCACCGAAACGATTGTCGCTTACAACAACCCGTGGGCATGGGCGGCGACCTACCGGATCTCGTTCTTCGTCCTGTATGAAGCCAAGGTGTAGCCCAATTTCGGTCGCACCTGCCACACTTATGGCATGGCGATTTGCACCCCGTTCGTTGCTGACTCTGCCGGTCGTGTAACCGTCTGCACCTCTGCCAGCCGGCCATCCGGTTCCGATCTCTACGTCGGCAAATACATCTACGAAACCGACACCCAGCGAACATTGCTGTACGACGGCAGCGGCTGGGTGATCATGAACGAACCGACCCTGACGTTCACCCCAACCTGGGCGTCAGGCGTCACGACCACCGGTGGAACAAACACAGGTAGCTACCACCGCAGCGACGGCTGGCTAGACATGACCGCATCATTCACCCTTGGTGCTGGATCGGCAATCACCGGCAACGTCACTCTGACACTTCCCGTCGCGGCATTCGCAGGAACAGGATCAAGTTTCGAGGTCACCTATCTGAACTCGTCTGCATCCCAGACCTACATTGGCGTCGTCACCTCCACCACCACGACCCTGACGCTTCTCGCGACGCAAGTCGAAGCTGCGGCAGTCACCGTGTCGGTGTACAGCGCGGCACTTGCCGGCAGCGTCCCGTTCCGTGTCGGCGCAGCAGCAGAAGCATGGGGCACAGGTGATGTGATCTCGGTATCCGGTCGATACAGAATGACGACGAGGTATTCGTGAGCATTTGGCTGACCAACATGGCTGACGTCCTACGGGATTCCGGTGTACGGGTATTTGAAACCCCCGGTTGGAAGACACGCGCTTACGGACAATGGGGCGGCTTCGATCATCCCCCAACCCATGTGATGGTTCACCACACCGCATCGAAGACCTCGGTGGCAGCAGATCTTGCCTACATCATCAACTCAAAACTGTCGCCGATCGGCAATATCTACCTCGCTCGAGATGGTGTCGCATGGCTGGTCGCCGCAGGACAAGCAGTCACCAACGGCAAGGGCCACGATTCGTGGGGTGGCGGCGTTCCCGACAATGCGATGAACCACTACAGCATCGCCATCGAAGCTGCCAACGACGGCGTCGGCGAGAAATGGCCGACCATACAGATGGACGCGTACATCCAGATGTGTGCAGCCCTCTGCAAGGCATACAACATCCCAGTGAACCATGTGCGGGCACACGCCGAATGGTCACCAGGACGCAAGATCGACCCAGCCGGCCCGTCCTACTGGTCACCCGATACCCGCACCTGGGACATGACGAAGTTCCGTAACGACGTACAACATCTCATCGACCACAATCCCGTCATCGTGGAGGACAACATGCAAATCCTCAACCCGCCGATGCGAATCATCGATACCCGTACAACGAACAACAAGTTGTCGGCTGGCGAGATCCGCACCATCAATCTCGGTGTCATCGGCAAAGCAGCCTTCGTGAACATCACTGCCGTACAACCTCAGGCCGCAGGGTTCATCACTGCGTGGGGAGCCGGTAACCGTCCCAACACCTCTGCGCTGAACTACCAGCCCGGTAACGCAATCGCCAACGCCGTACCTGTACCGGTCACCAACGGTGCAATCCAGATCTACAGCAGCCAGGCCACCCATGTCGTCATTGACCTGTACGGAGTATGGCCGTGACAGCCGCGTTGTTCTCGTCCAGTGACGCAGTCGTTGCTGCTGCAGTCGTTCCCGTGATCATCGCTACCGTCTACAACGTGTGGGCAGCAAAGCAGACACGACGAGATACCAAGATTGCTGTCGCAGAATTCAAACCCAACGGTGGCTCAAGTTTGCGTGACGCAATCAACAGGCTTGAGGACGCAGTAACCGGTCTCCACCACCGGCACGACGACCTTTCCGGTCGACTCATTCTGATCGAAGACCACATCACACAACCAAAGGCATGATCATGCAACACCTGTTCGGTTCCGATTCCCGTGCTTCGGCACTTCGCTCGCTGCTGCGCGCCTTGTTCGTTGTCGCCACCTCGTTCGGCCTCAAGTTCACCGCTGAGCAGGTGGCGTCGGTCCAGGTTGCGTTGGAGGCTGCGTTGCAGTTCGGACGTTCCTGGTATTCAAAGGGAAGCTGATGGCTCTTAGCGACGCGTTTCAACGCGAGATCGCCGGGAGCACCAAACACCACCACTGCAAACTGGTCGACATCGCTGCCCAACTCTCTGACGACGACCGCAAAGCGTTGATTGCCGCTCTGGACTCGAAGATGTCACACCCGGCGATCTCACGCGCGTTGACCAGCGAAGGACTTCCGATCTCGTCCAGTACCATCGGCCGACATCGCAAGAATCGATGTGATTGTCTGGTGCGACATGGCCTTATCTGATTCTCTTGCCAACGAGTCGCTACCGAACCGAACTGCGACAATCAGCAAGATCGCCGATTTGCTTGACCGTGCAGGCATCGACCTTGACGACATCGGCCGGCTCAACAAAATCAACCTCTGGCAAGGGTTCCATAAAGATGACAACAACGAAGCCAAAGTTGTTGACCTTGTCGGCGTACAGATCTCTCCCCATTGGGCAGACGGACCACAGTGGCCTATCGCCCAGCAGGCGGCACCTGTCATCGCGAAACCTCGGCCCGCACCGAAGACCGTGTCGGCGACAGAAACCATCTTCATCGCCCCTGATCCTCAGATCGGCTACCGCCGCTACGAAGACGGCAGTCTTGACCCGTTCCACGACGACCGTGCCATCGACATCTCGTTACAAATCATTCGCGACGCCACACCGCACCGTGTAATCAACCTCGGTGACTCATTCGACGCACCCGAATGGTCATCCAAGTTCCTAGTCGCACCCGAGTTCGTACTGACCACACAACCAGCGTTGGATCGGCTCCACCGCTATCTCGCTGAACAGACCACCGAAGCACCCGACGGCACCAAAATCGAACTGCTCGAGGGCAACCATGATGCACGGCTCGCTACCAGCATCACCAAGAACGCAATGGCCGCACTGCGTCTACGGCAAGCAAACACACCAGAATCATGGCCTGTGCTCTCCATGCAACATTTGCTGCGGCTAGACGATCTGGGTGCCATCTACCACGACGGCTACCCCGCCGGCCGAGTCAAACTTGCTGCCGGTTCCGATCGCATCACACCGCTCTTCGCCATTCACGGGGAACGGCTGACTGTGTCCGCTGTCGCCAAGAACGAACGACAAAGCTATGTCCAAGGACACATTCACAGGATCCAAGACCACTTCGAGACTTTTGAGTTGGATGGTGAACCCGTCACGGTGAACGCATGGTCGTGCGGATGTCTCTGCCGTGTCGACGGAGCAGTCCCTTCCACGAAAGGTTCTGCCGACGTTCGAGGCCGACCCCTGCAACGCCAGGAAGCATGGCAACAAGGTTGCGCTGTCGTCACCGTGCAACCGGATGGCACCTGGTCGAAAGAGATAATCCACATCGCGAACGGGAAGGCAGTATGGAGAGGCAAGGAGTACACAGCATGATCAAGTTGCGACCCGGTGAAGGCGAAGCGATGCACCTAGCGAACTTGATGGCTGCAACATGCCGGCCTCGCAACGCGCAGGAAGCCCGTGACGTTGAGGCGTGGATCAAACGACTGTCTGGTGGACGATGAAGTACAAAGCTGCGCGCATCCGATGGGCTGACGCTGCACACATCGGTCCAGGCGAATGGATTGCCGCTGTCCCCGACGACACCATCGTCACCATCACCTCAGTCGGTTTCGTCCTTGACAAGAACAAGCACGCAATCGTTATCGCACAGTCATTTGACCCCGATGGAAACCTGACTGGTGTGTTCTCAATTCCCCGCCAGAACATCCTCAAGGTCACATATCTATGACCGGCGTAGTGTTGGAGATCGCCTACTGGTTAGGCAGGTTTGCGCGATGTTTGCAGGCGCTGGTGAGCAAGAGTAATATGGACTCTATGAACGCGCTTGAAGGACGACTTGTACTTGTTCGAGCCGACCAACTGGACGATCTCCTTGAGTTGACACGACTCGCCTGCGACCGTCTACCGGATGACCAACTGGCCCGATCGTTGAAAGCATCGCTCGGTCAGGTACGGTTGTCACAGTTGATCGAACCTTGAGGTGACTCTGTCATATGGGTTGAGGCGGACAGAAGAAGATCAGGGACGAGATGGTCCGTGTGGCCCGATCGAACCCTACGGACAACGGGTATCTTCTCATGACATACCCGGATTGCACTGTGCTGCACTCAGGCAAGTACGTCGGTCTCACCATCTTCGTTGTTGCACGCAACACAGTTGACGAACGGCTATTCAAACGCACAGAACTGGCCGAAGCCTCCGACTACTCAAAGACATGCTTCGGAACAATCGAGGCGCTCGCCACCGCAGAACTCTGCGACCAGGCGGTCATCGACACCTATGAGCGACCTACCGTCGCTGGTTGATGAGATAGAACACGAACGCTGCAGCCTCAAACGCATCCAGCAGCTGATCGATCTGGCGTTCATCCAAATCTGACCACGACATGATGTCTCGCCGCAGAATCATTTCTGCCAACTCGATACGTTCGTCCCGACGCAGTCCGAACTTTGCTGCATAGTCGAACAGTTTGCGCCGCTTCGCTTCAATGACGATGTCTCCGCTTGCCATCTGGTTAGCATATGTCACAGTTGACTCGGCATCGAACTCCAGACGGAGAACTTGACCTCGGAGACCTCATCACCGCAGCAATCGGGCTGGACAGGTCATGGGTATCCCATGCCGCGTGCCTAGCCTGGACACACCACGACAAACCCACACCGTGGCAGGTTGACAAATCACAAGTCATCGACGGTGTACGCGGCTCCGAAATGATCAAGATGGCATTGATGGTGTGCGCAACATGCCAAGCCCAATATGACTGCGCCCGCTACGCCGTCCAAGGACAGATGCGAGCCGGCACATGGGCGATGGGAATCACCAACCTGTCCTGGCTACAGAACACCGTCGATCCTCTCACCGTCATCGAAATAGCCGAAGCTGCGGCGCAACCTTTACACACGTTCGTCACGGCCCTCCGTCTATCAGACTAATATGGCGGCATGGATTCCTCATACGGCCCCGTAGACGTCGCCCTCTTCGGCTCGATCTACCCCGAAGGTGAAACAATCACCAAAGCCAAGATCACCCTCCTCGGTGGTTCACCGAACGCGACCGCCCGCCTCTTCATCTGGATCCAACCCACCAACGGCCTCGGACGGTTCAGAGAATTCGACACCATCACCCAAGGCGAAATCCGTGAAGGCAGCGACGGATTCACCATCACCGGCATCTCACAACAACTCATCGAGGATGTCGGTGTCGCCGCCGACAACGCCAAAGTCACCTGGGAAGTCACCTACAAAGGATGCGAAACATGCTGACCCTGCTCGTCCTGCTCTCCCTCGCCACCTACCGGATCACCCGGCTCGCGATCTCCGACTCCATCTTCGACACGCCCCGCATGTGGCTCCACCAGTACCTTCTCGGCAAGACATCCAAGGTGCGCTGGGTCTTCTACCAGTTGATCACCTGCCAATACTGTCTCAGCATCTGGATTGCCGGCCTCATCACGCTCGGCGCATCCACGGCCGTAGACATCGATCTCCCATTCCTCATGTGGATGGCATCCGCCGGCGGCTCCGTAATCATCTGGAACGCGACGGAATGACATGTCCGACGAACTGTTCAACGACATAGTCGAACGCGACCTGTTCATCGAACTTGTCGCCGACGGCGTACCCGAAGTCAACGCCGGGTACGAAGTTGGTTGGACACCGTCACAGACACGCCGCAACCTTGGCGATCCGATGTTCAGAGAAATGGTCGAAGCCGCCAAGACACGAGCCGACGGCACAATTGAAACCGCTCTGTTCAAACTTGCTCGAGCAGGCAACCTAGGCGCAATGCAGATGTGGCTGTACAACCGGACACCCGACCGGTGGAAAGATGTGCGCCGCATCGAAATCAAGAACGACACCACCATCAACCTCGGCATCGTCAACTCCACGAAGCAGGCGGTGCTTGAGATGATGCGTGAACAAGGCGCAGCAGCTTTGCAGCCGGCTGCGATGCGAGCAATCGAAGCAACCAGTTCAGAGGATGACAGTGCCGGCTGAACCGTCATGGGAAGAAATGGCAACACCGTCACGGTTCGCCATGTCAGTCTCCAAGGACTTCATGGGAGTCCAATACATCCCGTACCCGTGGATCCTTGCCGTCGAACAACGAGTGCTGGACGCGATCGCCGATCCGCTTGAACGGTTCATCATCTTGAACGTGCCACCCCAGAACGGCAAAACCACCACGTTCGGCATGTTCCTCACCGCCTGGTATCTCGGCATGTTTCCCAACAACCAGTCCATCTTCATCGCCTACGCCGAAGAGTACGCGGAATCGTGGGGACTGAAGACGCGGAATCTTCTTGACCGCTACGGCATGAAGTATTTCGGTGTCGGGGTATCAAACCAGCAGTCGGCAGCGAAGAACTGGAAGACCAGCCAAGGGTTCGGTGGAATGCTGTCGACTGGCATTGGTGGCGGCATCACTGGTAATCCCGGCAACCTCATCGTGATTGACGACGTCATCAAGACAATGGAAGAAGCATCGTCGCTCACTACCAAACGGAAACATCTCGCCGAATACGACGGAGCTATCTCGAGCCGTTTCCAGGCCGGCACCACCGTACTGATCACCGCTACCCGCTTCGCCGAAGACGACCTGTCCGGTGCGCTGATTGAACGTATGGACAAGGCCGGCTACGACGGCGACAAATGGGAAGTGATCTCCATCCCAGCGATTGCCGAAGCACCCGACGAACTTGACTCAGACGAAATCGAAACATGGCGAGACTTTCTCGGTCGCAAACACGGTGAAGCCCTTGAGGGTAGATACACCCAGCGGTTCTACGAGAAACGGCGGGCCTCAATCGACCCGTTCACCTGGTCAGCGGTGTACCAGCAGAAACCGTCACTCGCCGAGGGTGGCATGTTCCCAAAATCGAACTGGCGGTTCTGGAACAACAGCAACATCCCCCCGATCAGCAGAACCGTTCGAGCATGGGACTTGGCAGCAACCGAAGGTGGCGGCGACTGGACCGTAGGCACCAAAATGGGCATCGGTTCCAACGGTGACCTTTACGTGCTGGATGTTCAACGGTTCCGAAAGAACAGCGCCGACGTCGAACGAGCTGTGGCGGAATGCGCAAGCCAGGACGGCTTCGAGACAAAGGTGCTCATCGAACAAGAGAAGGCTGGCGCAGGCAAAGCATTGGTGGAGCACTATCAGCGGATGCTCCCAGGCTTCTTTGTTGCGCCCGCAAAGATTGACGGTGCGAAAGAAGTACGTGCCCGCCCGTACAGCGCCATGCAAAACAATCAGCGGGTGTGGCTACCAGAAGAACGACCAGAACTGTGCAAAGCATTCATTGAGGAACACGCCAAGATGATGGGCGACGGTCGCCGACCACGACACGACGACCAGATCGACACCGGCTCCTACTGTGTTCACGACCTCATCGGTGAAGGCGTGTCCGAACTGTGGATACCAGGCGAAGACCCAGAGGACCTAGCGTGGGGTGTGTTCCGTCAGCAAGCCCGTGTGGGCCTCTTCTGACGCAAGCCAATGCCCTTCTGGGTAGAGACCGGTCTCAGTCCACACAGTGAACGAACCGCCTCGAGCGACCTTGTTCACAACCGGTCCCAAAACGACGAAACGTCCATCGGTTGGCTCAGGGCTGTAACGGCCGTCGTCGCTTGTCCATGCTGGGAACCAGACGTTCTGCACACCCATCATTGCGAGCCGGCGCATCCCAGGGTGACGGGCAACGGTGTTCTGTTCACGAGCTATGTGTTGCATTGCGCTCATGACGGGGAACGGTGTCGTCTTGGTGCGGGCAAGGTTCGGTGACAGAAAGCGGCCGGCCAGCCGTTGCTTGATGATCTCCCATGCGATGTAGGGAAGTTCGACAGCTATCCGTGACCCTTTACGGGACGATTCGGAATGCTCGGTGACAAGGTCGCGTATCTGCGGTGGCGCGCTATTGACCACGTACTCGACTTGTCGTGGTGTGAGCGCAACGATCATGGCTTCGGCAACGCTGTCGCAGATTTGTGCTGTTCGGCGAGATTCTCCAGGCATCGCTTCACCATGCCGTTGAGTGCGCCGCCGACGGTGGTGAGGGCGAGTGGCATGATCTCGACGGTGGCGAGATCGCCCTGTCCGAGGATCGGATTCTTGAGGAAGAAGAAGAACTGGGCGATCACCATGTTCTGTCCGTCCTGTGTGGGCATGATGCCAACCTGGACATCCCAGTCGACCGATTGGCCGACTTCTTTCCATGCAAGTGCTCCGAGGATGGCCTCAAGTTCGTCGGCGATTCGGTCGGTCACTCTCATCTGTCCACTCCTAGTTGGGTGATCATTTCTGCGGCTGCGTCGAACAGTTCGTTGAACGCGTCTTTGCTGATGTCGTAGAGATGGCCGGCGCTGGTTGCGCCTTCGGCAATGCAGACAACACGGATCATGGTTTTGACGTCGTCGCATTGGCGAGACATGTCCAGCAGTTGTTCAAGTTGTGTGTTCTTCATACCAGATGCTCGGTGAGTGCTTTCATTCCGGTTGCGGTGACGCGCAGTGATCTGTTGAGTCCGTCGGAGGTTTCGATGAGGCCGGCTCGGCGCAGTTTTTTGACGTACGAGTTGCCGGTGTTCGGGCTGGTCTTGCCGATCAGTCGAGCTATTTCTCGTTGTGATGGCGGGAAGCCGGTGTCATTGATGGTCCGATGAATTGCAGCCAAGATGGGAAGAAGTTGTTCGTCAGCGCCCATTGCGTCGTCCAGTGGAGTAATGGTTCGGCTTTCTGAATACCCAAAGGTAGGAACAGTTTTGCCGTGCGTGAACGATACGTCTGCCGGCTGGTTGCGGACGGACATTTCCGATGTGAATCAACTTGTCTTGGACCTGGAGTCCCATCTCAAGTGCCGACTGGAGCATCCAATGCGAGGCTAGTTGTAGTTGACCGCTTGAGATGTAGTCACAGCATTTGACGAGAATGAGGCCGTTGGGTTTGCACACGTACGCAGCTTCGCCGAGTCCGAGAGTGTTGTAGTCATTTAGGTCGGCTGGTGTCCTTGGTGCGTCCATCAGTCCGTATCGGTTGACGAAGTCGGGGAGACTTGTTTTGGTTCGGCCACCCATTGCGATGTATGGAGGGTCAAACGCGACTACGTCGTAGGTGCTGGCCCATTCGTCTGGCAGAAGGGTGTAGTCGTGCTGTGTTGTGCCGTCGACTATTTCGTCGTCGGGGAGGAGAGCGTTCTTGGTGAATGGCCCTGGGTGTTTGTAGTTGTTCCACCAGGTGCCTCGACCGTATGTGAGGTCAAGGAGGTTGTCGTCGGGTCGAATGTAGCCGAGTTTGACGATGGTTTCGATCAGTTCGGCGTTCGATCGCCATTTGGTGGCGGCGAGGATCGGTTGTTCGCCTGTCGGTTCTTCCCAGATTGTGTTTGTCATGGTCAGTCCCGATTGTTGAGTTGCATCTCGAGGGACAGGAATGCGAGGTACAAGTCGGTGTTTCCTTGTTCCAGCACAATGTCGTTGAGGATTCCTAAAGCTGCCCGTGTGGTGTACATATCGTCATCACCACGGATCGCTAGGACGATGTAGCCGGCGGAATCAATCACCGCTCGCAGAACGTCACGGTGATCGTCGTGCCGGTACATCGCCCAAGTTGCCTCTTTGAGGTTGTCAAACCCTGAGACAACATCCGCTGTCGTATCGGTGATGACTACGGCAGCGAATGGCGGTTGAGGAATGTAGTGAGTGGAATCGGGAAACACGGCATCACACCTCGACAACTTTGAGGGTCGAGCCTGTGCGTTCCCATTCGGCTACGTCTGGTGCATCCAGGCCGAGTTGCTTCATGCCGGCCTGCTTCGGCATCTGTGACGGTGACACGAACAGTGCGTACATGAGATCGACTGCTCGTTGTGCTGCGTCGTGCGGCGACATCATTTCGCCGTTCGCGTCGCAGACTGAACGTGTCGCAACGTGACGGCGAATCTTGTTCTGATCTGGTCGCCATTTGCCGGTGGTCTTCTCGACGTAGACCTTGTTGTCAACCTGGGCTGGCTGGCCGTCCATCAGCTTCTTCGCTGCTGTCTCGCACAGTGAACGTGTCGTGGCGATCTTCTTCGACAGTGCGTCAAGTGCGTCGCACATCCGAAGGTTCTCCTCCACCGACATCTGTTCGGTTTGTTCCGCAAGTTCGTTGATGACATCTTCGATTGCGGTGATGTCTCCAATGATGATGTACATGTTGTCCTTCTGTTCGTCAGAACGGTTCGAGGTCGTCTTCGACCTTGGCTCGTGGCTTGCTGCGCTCCACCCTGTCGGACTGGGCGCTATCCCATCGCAGGGACAGGCCGGCATCGTCAGCGACGATCTGCACGATCGACTGCTTCGTGCCGTCCTTCTTCTCGTACTCACGCTGCTCGAGCCGGCCAGTGATGATCAGCCGTGTGCCCTTCGTTGCGGATTGTGCGAGGTTCTCTGCGAGTTTGTCCCAGGCGGCGAAATTGATGAAGGACACCTCTTCCTTCCATTCGCCGTTCACCTGGTATCGGCGATTCACGGCAACGGAACCTGACACTTGTGCCTTGCCGCCGTTCGTGTATCGCAGTTCTACGTCACGGGAAAGGTTCCCGATGACGGTGATTGTGCTGTCAGCCATTCTTGGCCTCCTTGATGTGTGAGTTGAGAATTCCTTCGACCACCGCAGCCCACATCGGGTCATCAGCCAAAGCTGACAGACTCAACTTCATGTTGTTCTCTGCTGCGGCCTGCTTCAGTTCGGCTGCGGCCGGCGTGTCTTTCGACGCAACGACACGGTCGAACAATTCTTTCACCTTCGCCGGGTAAACCGGTGCCTGCGCATCAGCTTCGGCGGTGTGCCCGTCGGTGTCATCGGACGGGTCACCGATGCAGAACAAGCGCAGCAGCAGGTTCTTGAACGCTGACGTTGTGGCCTTGTTGATGCCCTTGTCCGAATTGTCACGGCCCTGGCCTTCGGACATCGCCGTGACCATCGAGTTGTTGGGACCGAGGATTGTCCATTGGATACGGATGTGGGTGTCGGTCCACGGCTTGTTGTTGACGGTGACCTCCGTGATCCGAGATTCGGTTTCGGTCGGCACGATCACCACACCGTGCTTCGCGAGCAGCGGCTGTACCGCAGCGGCGATCTGGTCGATGCCACGGTAGGCGTAGGCGATGCCTTGTTCACCGCCACCCATGCCTCGCCGGCGGCGTTCGTCGGCGGTCATCTTCTCGATGCCACCCAGTTCGGCCATCACGTTGGCGAGGGCGCTGGTTACATCATTCATGATTTCCTCCACGGGAAGTAGCACGAACCCCAGGCCCGTCGGGCGAATTCGCACAGCTTCGCTGCAGCCCTGATGTTCGTGATTGGGTCCTTGAGCGCCGCAACAGTCACAGGAAACCCGAGTTTCTGTGTTAGGTACGACAAGTTGACGTCGTTGATCTGGAGAAGCCCGGTGTCCCGAGACTTCGATCGGACGTTCGGTGTGCAACGGCTTTCACGCCATGCAAGTTGCGACATGCGGGTCACGTTCCAGCCACCTCGAGGGGCGTACTGTGCGAGTGCCGCTTCGTACTGTGGGCAGCGTCCGTATGCTTCGGCCTGTCCAGGTGCGGTTGCGACGAACATTGATGCCGTCATTGCCATGATGACTGCCGCAGTATTGATGCGGTTCTTCCACAGCGACGAGCCGTAGTGTTCGCCGTCAAGCCGGCCGTACCGTTCGATCACTTCGACCTGTGCGGCCATCAGCGGATCGATTCGGTAGGCAGCTTTGCGGTGAAGTTCGCTTTCGGTCATCTGAATCTTCGGCATGTTCATGCTGTCCCCTTTGTGATGTTTTCCAGCGTTTGGAGTCGGCGCTGATCGTCGGCGATTGCCTTGTTGTAACTGTCAACCATGTGACGCAACACTGCGGTTGCGGACTTCTTGACATGGTCGTTGTTGCTGAGTGGCTTCGTGAAGCCAAACTCGATGTGGTCGATGATGTACCAAAGTTCACGAACGTACGTCGTGTTCCTCTTGGCACTCTCAGCGAGCACGGTCATGCGCTGCTGGCGCTCTTCAGTCTGTTGCAGCATCGCTGCCCTCCTTGTCGTTGTAGCGTCCCCACACGGTGTAGAGGCCACGCTTGTCTTCCTGCTGTTGCTTCCATTCGACATGCGGATAGGCCCGCCGCAGATAGGACAGGTACGACCGGTTGAAGTCCTTGCCGTACCGCGCCCACTTGCCAGGGTTCGCCTCAAGCACGGCGACGAAACCTCTCACTCGTCCCCACCGCTGCTGATAGGCCGGGATTTCGGGTGGCTCTTCCCACACGACATCGTCGGTTGCATCTGGTGCCATTACTTTGCCCTTTCAAGGTAGGTCGGCCATTGGGACCGACGGATTCGTTGCTTCGCCTGGTCGGTCATGATCCACACGGTGGCAGGCCGAAGGCTTCGTGTCTGACGGACATCGCCAGAGTCGATGAGCCAGCCACGCTGCACAAGCCAGTTCCGTGCCGATGAGACACTGGTGTGAGGCTTGTTGAGCCGGCGCTCAAGTTCGTCGTCGGTCAGACCTCGCAGCGGCGAAGTCGACACGAGGTAGATCTGGTCAACGATGCGCCGGCGCAGGGAGCCAGCGGTGATCGCAGAGAGTTGAGCAGCGTTGATGCTTGTCCACGATTCGTGGTTCGCAGCTCCGGGGTCATCTGTGATGGCCTCGATGTAGCTGTCCAGGCTGAGCACTGCTGCCCGTAGGTCAAGTTCATCAAGTGGCGACCGTGTGGCGATGAACGCTCGTGCTTTCTTGATGATGTCTTGCTCGAGGTTGGTTTTGGTGCTTCTCATTGGTTCTTGAGTCTATCGGTGAGGTGTTGTAGAGAGAACATGTGTTCTCATCCGGTGTAATGTCGGTCGTCTTCTTCGTCGTGCCAGCCGTGCTGCTCAAGCACCTGCTGGCCGAGTTTGGCGAAGTTCACGAACTGGCAGAACTCGTTGAACGTGTCGACCTCGCCGCAGGTCATGTGATGAGCGTTGTCGTACATGAAGTCGGCAAGTTCGGTGAGGAGATGGTCGATCTCGCTGAACAGGACTTTGTACTCGTGGTGCCAGTCACGGTTGATGCTCATTGTGCGTCCTCCAGATGCTCAGGTTGGTTGATGAAGTACCACAGGTTGAAGTTCTTGACCAGAGCACTGGCCGGTGCTTCTTCGTTGTCACGCCACGTAACGCCGTATGGGAGGACGATCATGCGTTCGTAATCCTCCTCAAGGAACGCGTCGATCGCCTGGTTACACAGTCCGACGAAACATGCTGGCGGTGACGGGTAACAGTTGTGTGTGAGATGGTGACTCAGCCACATGTCGATGTCGTTCATGGCTCCCTCAGGATGATTGTCTCGTTGATGTATTGCTGCTCGAACCAGAAGCCGGCGAGGTCGATTGCGATGAAGCCGTCGCCGATTGTCGGCAATGCGAACAACTCCAGGTCGCCTTTCGTGAAGCTGACCCCGATTGCTACTGCGTCGTCGTCGGTGTCGGTGAAGTCGATCTCCATGACGTCGCGAATCCTGTTGATTCGATTGCTGATGAATTCTGTCTTGTCCATGTTTCCTTTCTTGTTGGTTAGAGCGGAAGTGCCCGCTCAAGAATCTCGGGCCACGAGATCGTGACCTTTGCGTGTGGTGCGTCCGCTTCCGCGGCCCACAGCCAGCAGTGGACACCGATGTAGTCGATCTCGACGTTGCAGGGTGTGCCCTGGACGATGACGACGATGTCGTCGCCGATGCCGATGTCGACGTAGGAAACGTCAGACGTTGTCATGGTTTCACCATCCCTCTACTTGGTCGAAACGTGGGTCTAGTGGACGGCTGTGATTCGGGAGTAGCGTGACTGCGATGAGTCCTGCATCGTCCCATCCGTCTGCGTCAGGTGTCGGTACGTCGACTAGGCGGATGTGGTCGTACCATCCACCGTTGTCGATGACGATGAAGCACGCCGGGTTGACGTTCTTGAGGATGTCGATCAGCTCACCAACGGTGAGCATCTCTACGTCATGTTCGATCATGGGTCACCTCCTTGTGATGATGAGTCGCTCTGGGATGCGAGAGAGGTTGAACGGAGTGTCAGCGTCCTGTGGCGGAGCTGCACGACGAATCCAGGCAGTGCCGCTGTCGTTCCACTCGAGCCGGCCGGTGATGGTTGCGTCGCTGTTTGTCCACTCTCCGGTGGCGTGGTTGAAGTACCAGCCCGCTACGAGTAGCGCAATCACCGCCTCACGATGATTGGTACTTGACGGCCAGAGTTGTTGTTCTCGTTGATTGGTTGTCTTCATTGGTTACCTCCCCTTGATGGCGAATCCGACATCACGTACGCCGTCGACGCACAGCCGGCAAGCTGCGCACGCACCCTGACCGTCGGTGCCAACCTCTACGGTCTGACTACGCCGGCCCGACTTGTGCATCACGAGCGGAATACGCTTCACGTTCTCAGGACATGGCACCGACTTACGACCCAGTCGAGTCGCAAGATGCGCCGCTGCCGCTTGAGTCTCAGCACAGAACGCGACATGGAGCCACGGATGACTCTTGAGCACGCCCCGTGCAATGTCGACGTTGTACTCATCGACCGACAGATAGACAGCGATGTTGTCGATGCCAGCGAACAGATGCGCCCATCGGAACGACCGTGTGTACACCCAGAACTGTGTCTGCGGATACTTGCCGATACAGTTCGCCCAGGCTTGTGCGTAGTTGCGGCTGAACATGTCGCCGTCCCAGTGGATACGGAAGATGTTCTCACGGTCGACCGCTCGACCCTTGTTCTTCAGCTTGATGAACTCGGCCTGGTAGCCGTCGATCATGACGGTCAGGATGTTCTCGTGATGCTTGACGGTGTCGGCAGCGGAGTGCGCCTCCCAGTTCGCCAGCATCAACGCACTCACCGATGTGTACATCTGCTCTGTTGCCTCGGCGTAGCAAGACTTGCAGAACTCGGTACGGTCAGGGCACGACAGGCCGGCCGGCAAACCGTACGCATTGAGCAGTGCCGGCGCGTCCTTGCTGCCCTGTCGACGGATGGTGGGCGAAACCTTACGGTCGCCCGACCGTCGAGTTATGGCGACTTGTGTCGTTGTCATTCATCCTCCTCGTTGTCGGTCCCGCATTTGCAGGACATTGAGCCGCAGTCCCAGCAGCAGTTGCAGTTGTCAGCGAGACCGTCGCATACCTGACACCACTTCGGCGAGCGCGGTTGTCGTAGCCAGGTGTCGTGGTAGATGCGTTGTTCAGTCCAACTCATATCTGTCCTTTCAGAATCTCGTGGGCCTCACGTACCTTGCCCATCACTTCTTCGGTGCTGCAACGGAAGAACACCGCCTGGGAGTCTTCGTAACAGCTTGAGTAGGCACCGATGCCCCAGTAGGCACGGTCGACTTCGGCGAACGTGGTGGTCAGGTGGAACGTGTCATCATCGAACGTGATAGCGATGAGTTGTTCGTCGCCGCCGTCCTTTGGGATACGGGTTGCGAGCCATGCGCATCCGCCGCCGGTGTGTTCACCCTGCCACGGTGTGCCGGTGACACGCTCGAGCAGGTTGATGACATGGATGAAGTTCTCGGTGAGCACTGCGCCGTCGTAGAAGCATTCACGACATGCGATGTAGGTGCATCCAGGCTTGCCGCAGTATCGGCAGTCGGTCATGTGGTTCCTTTCATGAGATGTAGTTGTCGCAGAAGTTGCACCATTGCAGGGTGAACTCGTCTTCGGTGCCGGCTGCATCGGGGTCATCGAAGCGGAGGCACTCCACCACGATGGCTGCACGAGCGAGCGCGCAACTCATCGACCCGTAGGTTTCTTCGCTGTAGTCGTATTCGGTGTGGTAGCGGAGAACAAAGCTGTCCCCGATGATGTCGATGCTCATTTCGCCACCGTTCGGTGTGTACCAGATGGTGGCTCCGCGTCGGTCTTCGATGGTCATTGCGTCACCGTCACGCTGTCAGCGGCAGCGGGAAGCGAGTCGGCGATGGTCTGCCAGAACGCTGCACGCTCCTCGATGGAACCGAACGACACGGTGAGCGAGCCGCCGGTATGGAACGAGATGCTCGTCCAGTAGTGCGGACCTGCCGGCCCGTCGGCCACGCCGTGCTGGTAGAGACTGTGGATGATTGGGTTGTGGATGTTGATGGTGCTGGTGGTCATGATGTCTCCTGTGTAGTTGCTCTTGACATGATAGCGGCTGTCAACTCATTCCCCACGGGAATGTGCCGGCAGCGATGCACGACGGCCCGTCCCATGTGACGGCCGGTTCGCCGTGGTCTTCGGTGTAGTGGTCGACGTTGAACACGTACATCCACTGGTGGTTGTCTTCCCCCTGGAAGAGGATGCTTGACCCTCGAGGAAGCCACGGCGTGAGGGCGCAGAGGAACACATCCTCGCAGCCGTGCTTGTCGTGGTAGCTGTCGATGCGCAGGTTGCCGTCTTCCATGCTGGTTTCGTAACCAATATGCGTCAGGATGTCCCGCAGTGTTTCGCACACTTCCGGGTAGTTCCATTGCATCCACGAGAACCAGACGTTCGGATTCGGTCCCTCAGCTTCTTCTTGCGGCCACACACCGCCTTTCTTGAGGTCGTTGCGATTGTTGAGGTCGCACAACGCCCGGTAGGCGGCGTCGAAGTCGTCGGCCTTGATGACAAGGTTGACGGCTTCGATGGTGTCGATGTAGTAACCCACGGTGTCCTTTCAGTTGTTGTAGTTGTGGAACGCTTCGATCAGGTAGTCCCGGCACGCCTGGTCGACGTCGGCGAGCGACGGGCGCTGGCCGTCAGGGCCGTAGATGGTGAAGACGTCAACCTCGACGGCGTCAAGAATTGACTCTCCGTCTTCGGCAGGGATACCGGCGAAGATGTTGATGGTGGCGGAGCCATACCAGCGGCATTCGACCATGTAACCCATGTCGTCGCTGGCGCTCCAGGTGGTGTAGGTGGTGATGTTCACTGTGCTCTTGCCTCCATGTCTTCGATGTTGTAGTCTTCGACGTCCCATTCGCTGTTGGTGTACATGTCGAAATATTCGCCGGCCTCTTCAACCGCTTCCTCTTCGGTTTCGGCATCCACCTCTCGGGTGAGGCGGACGGTGAGCGTGGCGGTCACGGTGTAGGTTTGCTTGTACTCCTGCAGCCCGTACTTGAGCTGTTGGTTGAGGTCACGAACTACCTCGTTGTAGAGGCCGACCTCGTCGTGCAGGTCGGCGTTTCTGGTGAGCACGCTGGTGATGTGGTCGATGTCGTTACGGTGTTGCCGTTCGACCCAGGCCAATGTGATGGTTTCCATGGGTTCCTTTCTGTCGGTCACCGGCTAGCGGTGATTTCGGTGTCTGTGCGGAGTGCGTTCTTGCGAACGACGGTCCAGCCGTTCATCCCGTCGACGGAGACATGCTCGAACCAGTCGTTGTTGGCGAGGAGTTTGGCTTGCTCGTTCGTGGTGGCTTCGATGAACTTGGCGACCACGACGGGTGCGGTCATGGTGACGCGCCATTTGTGCTTGCGGAGCGGCATCTTGATGGAGATGCCGTGGTTGATGTCGGCGACGATTTCATCGACGGCGTCGCACCAATGTTGGTCGTTGGCCTCCTGGTAGAAGCGCGCTGCGATGAGTGCGATGTCGTCGCGGTGACGTTGGAGCGCCACCTCGATGTCGTCGGGTGTGTCTGTCATGTCATTCCTTTCGTTGGTGAAGAATCCAGCCCCAAGAACCTTGGGGCATCCGGTTGAGGAACGCCTTTCGTTCGTCGTTGGTGAAGACGGTGGCCGACTCAAGGTCGACCCATCCGTGTTCGTTGTTCCAGTAGTGCCATGTGCCGTCGTAGTCGTCGGTGAAATAGAATTCGCCACAGATGACGTAGCGAGTGGTCATATCCCCTCCTTGTGGGTGAGAAGTGTTTCGCCGGCTTCGATGTCCCAGGCGCACCAGTCGAAGCCGGCTGGCGGATTGATGAGTCGCACGACGAACAGTCGGAACCATTCGCACCTGGCCCGATAGTCGTTCAGGTAGTAGAGGATTCGTGGGGTAGCAGCGAGCGCTTCATGGGCGTACTCGAACACCTCGTAGTCGGCGTCGTATTGGCCCTCGCACTCAGCTTCCCACCATGTCAGCCAGCGGTCGATGTCGGCTCCTTGATGTGGTAGTAGGAGAGAATGAAGTTGTTCTCCGGTTCGGAGAACCAGTTGTGGGTGACGCTGTGACCTCGACGGGAGAGGCTGTAGATGACAGCCCACTCGTGCGGCCCGCCCTCCCAGATGATGGTTGGTGCCGGCGGCTTGTCCGTCCAGAGGCCGGCAAAGTCTTCCACGACGTCGGGGCCGACATGGTCAGTCGGATACCCGAAGAAGTCAAGAATGTCCTTGACTTGCCGGTTGAGGAAATGTCGGTTCAGTTGATGTCCTTTCCGGTGTGGTCGTCCCACACCTCACGGATTCGGTTGGTGGCATGGATCACCAGGTTGGTGACCAGCCACAGGAAGATCGCAACGTCCGCATCCTGTAGTGGGACGTTGCGTGCGGCGGCGATGAGGGTCACTTGGCCTCCTGGTCCATTGATTTGCCGAATAGGAGAAGGAAAGCGAGAACGAACGTGGTGTCGTTCTCGGCTCCTTTACCCTCGACTTTCGAGTGAAAGAACACGGATTCGTGCATCACGACGGCTGTCGGTGGCACTTGCCGTGACGCTGCGGCGACGATGATGATTCGCTTCAAGAGGGTGGCATCATCCATTGCTGTCCTCGCAGTCGTGGCCGTAGGCCCATTCCTCGGCATCGGTCGGGTCTGCGAGGTCGAACACTCGCAGACACTCTGGGCACTTGTCGGTGTCCACTGGTTACCCCCTTTCGGAGTCGTCGGTGTCCGGCCGGGGGAGAACGACGAGAACAACCTCGCCGAACAGCACCCGGCCCTCCACGGTGCGGTCAAGGAGCAAATCCTCGGCCGCGATGAACGGTGCAGTCATGGCACCTCCTTTCAGAAGTCGATTGGGAAGTCCTCAAGGTCGGACATCAGTCCGTCGAGGTCGTCGCCGAACAAGGAGTACAACTCGTCAAGGACAACGGAACGACCCTCCAACGGGCCGGCACACTCCGAACCGTAAGCCTCCCGCAGGGCGGAACAGCCGTCACGGAAGAACTCTCTCTTCACGGTGTCGTAGGTCGCACCAGACCCCATGTCATTACGGGCCTCAGCTTCCTCGTGGAGACATTCGTTGTCCCACGGCTCCCGACACTTCGGGCAGTAAATATCCATATGGTCACCTCCTTTCGCAGGTAGGACAGAGTTAGCCTGCCAGATTCTTGACAGACCAACTCTGCCCCACCCCCAGTGGGGGTGAGGTCGCCGGCTACTTGAGTCCCCGGCAAATCTTGATGGCGTAGGCACGCTCGATCTCATCCTGGATGTTCTCGGCCAAAATAAGCTCCAGATGCTTCAGATGCGATGCCCGACGGAGCCGCTGAGACTTGACCTCGGCCTGGTGGGCACGCCAACTCAGACTCGACCACTCGGAGATCAACCGGCTCCGCTCGTCACGGATGTCAGTATCCATTCGTCACCTCCTTTCGGATGACTCGGTGAAGTGCCCTCTAGGGACACACTCCCAACAGAGGGAAACCCTTTCCCCGGATGGGGCATGGCAGTCACCTGCCGTTAGAGCCACCGGATATACCCCCGGTGCAAGGGTTACAGTCAGCCACAGCCTCAGCGTCGGACTGACGTCGCAATATGAACACTCTCCGGTAGTCCACCTCCTAGGTAGCCAATAAGGGTGCCCCCGCCGGCTACGACACCGACAAGGGCGAGAGGATGACCCGCCTCTACGGGACACACACACCACCCAACAAAAGGGCAGCGACAATCCTCACCGAAGACCCAACGCCTCCTTGAGAGAAGCAGCATCCAACTCCGAAAGAGCCGGATACGTCAGACGGGACGACAACAACCTGTAATGGGTGCCATTCGACCCGACAGCGGTCTTCACAGTGAGCTTGGTACGACGCTTCATGAAGCGCCCCTTTCTGTAAGCCCCCCAGGGGGGGAGAACAGGAGCCCTCTCGCTCAGGGAGGGCGTGGTCCCTCGGCCGGGTTGTATCGGCTTCACCACCGGAGTGGTCGAGGGGTGGGGTGGTCCCTACAGGGGGGGGTTCTGTGGGGTGCCCCAGGAAAGTTTGGCCCCCCCCCCTATGGTTGGTGGGGGGTGGCCGGCGGTTTTCCCCAGGGGTGGGGTGGGTGGTGCCGGCGAGGGCCAGGGGTTGCGGCGGGTGGGGTGGGGGGGGGAGTACCCCCAGGTGTTAGCTTGAGCTAACGCCGGCGGTTGGGCTGGCCTACCAGAGTGTGTTAGGCCAGCCTTACGACCTGGTCGACCGTCGATCCTGTCGACCGTCGATCCTGTCGACTGTCGACCGTCGATCCTGTCGACCGTCGATCCTGCCGACTGTCGACCGTCCGTCGAACCTTCCACCTTGTCTAGACACTTGGCGCGAAAGTGTGGTACAACACTTCTTGGCTAGGCATGGTGCCTAGTCCATCGTCAGGAGGTTCACCTATGAGTCCCTATCCGTTCCCTGAGATCTGGACGGCCGAGGCCGCCGCTCTAAACGAGCGATGCCGTTCCGCGGCCGAGGCCGTCCGCGTCGCTCTTGAGGCAAGGCGCGCTGAGGTGGGCATCGATGCCGAACCGTTCTACGCGCTTCTCGCGATCGACGGAGAGGCCGACTACATCTCGACCCTGTCCCGTTACGGCATCGCCCCAGATGACTTCCTCACGCGTTGCGCGATCATCGTGGAACGAATGCCGTACACGTTCACCGAGACAGACGTCGCGTTGTTCCGTGAGGGACGTACGCCATTCGATCCGACCGTAAACCGTCGACTCCCAGACGGGACGGTTCGCGGCCGTCGACGCGGTGAAGTCATCGACGGTTGGGGGAACCGTGCCACCTATGCGAGCGCGCTCGCGATGGCTAACGACCTGCTGCGCATCGACCACGATGGCGAGACAGTCGATCCTGCCTACCGTCTGATCGGAACGGACGAATACTCATGGGCCGAAGTGGTGCACGCGCGCCCGACCTTTACGGTCGACGCAACAGGGTTCATCCGTCCGCCTATGCACGGCGCAAAGGGGATCCCGATCGTGGGCGATCCGTTCGACCCGCGGAACCGTAAGCGCCGCGCCTACCGCGTTCGGAAAGCGTCGTACCGCACCATCGACGGCACAACGCTCCGTATGTCGTTCGACGGCCGCTACATCGACGGACACGGCACTTGGCAAGACTCAACAAGGACGGCGCGGCACAAGTCGAAAACGATCCGTCTTGCGGCCGTCCCGACTGCCGAGGTTCCCGACATGCGCACAGCAGCAGCGTTCATCGATGAAGCGCTCCGTTCCATGTTCGACGCAAAGAGGGACGGCCGCGTTCGCGTTCGTCTGGCAGATGGAACGACCTTTACGGTCGGAACCGACATGGCACGCGAACGGTTCCGACTGTCCGTGAAACTGGCGAGCGAATCGCGAGCCACGCCGTCCGTACATCGGAAACTCTCAGCGCTTCTGAAGAACGTGCAGAAGTACGCCTAGCCACTCGCTAGCGCGCTCGCTCAGCGCCCGCGGTCGACATCGATCGCGGGCGCTGACGCATTCCAACCGTGCCCGGTCTCGACCAGGCGTCCCTGGCTAAGCGCACGTTTGTGGGGGGGGTGTTGGGTGTTGGGTGTGATATGTTTCGGGTATGGATGAGGTTGGGGGTGTGTCGGTGGGGCGTGTGGTTGAG